GAGCCCTTGCAATGCGCGAAGGAAAGCGTCGACGTGGTCACGCAAAGATCTCGGTCTAAGGAAGCAAACGAACATGACTTGCTTGCAATGCGCGAAGGAAAGCGTCGACGTGGTCACAACGATGCGATTGAGCGAGCTGCACTGGCTGCCGGGAGGCTTGCAATGCGCGAAGGAAAGCGTCGACGTGGTCACGTAGTGTGTTTGGGATAGAAGGGTCCATTCTTGCAATGCGCGAAGGAAAGCGTCGACGTGGTCACTCCATGACCCGCATGGTGCGGGTGATTTGCCGACCACGCTCCCGCCGTGCCAATCTTCACGGGTAAAGGAGCGACGCAAATGGGGGGGGGAGCGGCAGTCGTAGCGATCGGAAAGGGCAACCCGCGAAAGCCCTCACTCGTGAAAGAGCAGCAGGGCACGGCGCGTGCGGATCAGAGTAACCCCGCCGAGCCGCGCCCTGATCCGATCAACATCTCCGCTCCGCCGCCCGGGATGACCAAAGAGCAAATCACCGCGTGGCACTGGTTCGCAAAGCTGGTCGACCCGATGCGGATCTCCACCGCCGGCGACCTCGCGGCATTCGAACTCATGGTGAAATCGTGGGTCCTCTGCGCGACAGCCGAAGACTCGCTTCGAAAGCCGATGGTCGTCGACGTGCCGCCGAAGAAGAAGCGAAAGAAGCTTCCCGACGTGGGGCCGCTTCTATACATCGAGTGGGGCGCGACCGTCGCGCGCGTGAAGCCGAGGCCCGAGCTCCTCATCATCGCGACGCACTCGAAGATCCTCCTCTACCAATTCAGTCGCTTCGGCTTGACCCCTGCCGACCGCTCGCGCGTGTCCGAGCTCGAGCAAGTGAGGCCGGGCGATAAGAAGGGCGTCGAAGAGTTTGAATGAATGAGGGCGACGCGCCCGGGTACGTCGAGATCGACGACCCGCATGTGGTCAGGGCGATCGAGTACGCGCGCGCCGTCACCGCCGGCGACGTCGAGGCGTGCGTGCTCACCGTCGCCGCGTGCCGCCGCCAACTCGGCGACCTCGAGACGTGGGCCAACGATCCCGCGTATCCCTTTCGCTTCGACGTCGCGCTCGCCGGCAAGGTCTGCCGCTTTCTCGAGCTCTTGCCGCACGTGAAGGGGCCGAAGGCCAACAAGGGCGAGCTCCTCGTGCTCGAGCCGTGGCAGTGCTTCGTGGTGACGACGCTCTACGGGTGGGTGGCGAAGGTCGGTGAGCGCGCGGGCAAGCGGCGCTTTCGCCGCGCATACATCGAGGTCGCCCGCGGCAACGCGAAGAGCACGCTTCTCGCTGGGCTACTTCTCTACTCGATGCTCGAGGGCGAGCAGGGGGCGGAGTGCGTCTCCGCGGCGACCAAGCATGAGCAAGCGGCGATCGTGTTCGGCGTGGCGCAAGCGATGCTCCGAAAGCGGCCCGACCTTCGCGGGCGGCTCGGCTTTCGCGACACGACGCACCGGCTGCTCCACCGAAAGAGCGGCGGGCTCGCCTTCCCTTTGAGCCGCGACAGCAAGACGCAAGACGGGCTGAACATCCACTTTGCATGCATCGATGAGCTTCACGCGCACAAGACGCGTGAGACGTATGACGTCGTGGAGACGGGCACCGGCAAGCGGGACAACTCGCTCCTCGTCGTCATCACGACGGCGGGCACCGATACGAGCGGGATTTGCTACGAGATCCGATCATATTGCCAACAGGTACTCGAGGGGCGCGAGACGGATGATGCGCAGTTCGCGGTCATCTACACGCTCGATGATTCGGACGATTGGGTCGATCCTCGCACGTGGCTGAAAGCCAATCCGAATTGGGGCGTGTCCGTGCAGCCCGAGGTGGTCGAGCAACTTGCGCAAAAGGCCAAGGCCGTCGCGAGCGCGCAGAACAATTTCAAGACCAAGCACTTGAATGTGTGGTGCAACGCGCACCACGCATGGATGAACATGGTGGCGTGGAACGCGTGCGGCGACACAACGATGCGGCTCGATGACTTCTTGGGTGAGCCGTGCTTCGAAGCGCTGGACCTGGCCAACACGATCGACATTTGCGCCCGGGCGCTTCTCTTCTGGAAAGACCTCCCCCACAGGAACGAGGGCAAGCGCGCCGCCGGCGAGCTCGAGCGGCACTGGTACGCGTTCACGGTGCACTACCTTCCCGAGGAAGCGATCGACGCCGGCCGAAACGCCTCGTATCAGGGCTGGGCGAAGATGGGGCTTTTGAAGACGACACCGGGTAAGGCGCTCGACCTCGATGCGGTGCGCGACGATCTCGAGGCCGACCGCGGCAGGTTCGAGATCCGCGAGATCCCCTTCGACCCCTACCAGGCCCGAAAGCTCGTTTCCGAATGTCTGAAGCTCGAGCTCCCCATGGTCGAGTTTCGAATGACGGTTCCCAACATCTCCCCTCCGATGAAGGAGCTCGAAGCGCTCGTGCTCGATGGGCGCTTTCACCACACAGGGGATCCTTGCCTCAATTGGCAGATCTCGAACGTCGTTTGCCACACGGACGCGAAGGACAATATCTACCCGCGCAAGGTGCGCGCCGAACTCAAGATCGATGCGGCCGTGGCGCTCATCATGGCGCTCGGCCGGGCAGTAGTGTACGAATCGGAGCCAGATCCCTATAGTGAGGGGCGGGGTTTTTTGACACTATCGGCGTAGGGGGAGGGCGAGCGGGGGGGATGGCGACGATGCCGTTGACGATGACGGTCCGCGTCAAGACGAGTGCATTCGACAAGATCGATGTGCTCGCCGGGCTCGGCATCGCTGCCCTTTCGACCGGTACTTGGCGCGTCTTCGGGTGGGGATGGGCGCTTATTGTGCTCGGCTGTCTCCTCCTGGCCGGAGCTATCATGTTCGCGTTTGCGTGGGCGCCGAGCGAGACAGCGGGCGAGCGTCGTGCCGATCCTTCGTGACTTCGCCCGCTCCATGCGGGCCGCCCTTCGGAGCGTGCCCGACGATCCCTATCGTGTGATGCAATTCTTGCCGGTGCCGCTCATGCCGGCCGGCATCCACGTCACGATGGACACGGCGCTCCAGATCGCCGGCGTCTGGGCGTGCGTCGATGCGATCAGCTCGGCGCTCGCCTCGTGCGCGTGGCTGGTGCTCACGCGCGACGACCGCGGGCGAAGGAAGGTGCTTCCCGAGGACCCCGCGAGCTACCTGCTCAACGTGCGGCCCAATCCCGACATGACGGCCATCGCCTTTCGCGAGGCGATTCTCTTCATGTGTTTGACGTACGGTAACGGGTACGCCGAGATCGTGCGCGACCTCGCGAACCGTCCTTCGGCGATCTGGCCTCTCATCCCTGACCGCGTGACGCCTCGCCGGCTCGACAAGGCCCAGGGCTACACGCTCGTGTACGACTACGCGAACCCGGACGGCTCGTTCACGACGCTGCCGGCGAGCGATGTGCTCCACTTCCACGGTCCGGGGATTCACGGGCTCATGGGAGACAACCTCGTCGCGAGGATGGCCAAGAGCATCGCACTCGCCGCGGCGCACGAGCGGTTTGCAAGCACCTACTTCGGCAACAACACGGTCATCGGCGGCTGGATTGAATATCCCAGGGTGCTCGGTCCGGAAGCCCACACGCAAATGCAAAAGAGCTGGGAGGACCAGCACAAGGGACCGGACAAGGCGCACAAGGCGATCATCATGGAGAACGGCGCGAAGTATCACGCGGTCGACTCCAACGCCGAGAAGGCGCAACTCATCGAGTCGCGGCAGTTTCAATTGGAAGAGATCTGCCGCTGGTACAAGGTGCCGCCGCACAAGGTGCAGCACTTGACCCGCGCGACGTTCAACAACATCGAGCACCTCGGGCTCGAGTGGGTACGCGATGGTCTCACGCCGTGGGCCATGCGGCTCGAGCAGGAAATCGACTTCAAGCTCTTCCCCGCTCGCGGACTCGCGAGACGCACCAAGCTCGACATGGCGTGGCTTACGTACGGGGACGCGAAAAGCCGCGCCGAGTACTACAAGATCATGCGCGAGGCTGGGGCGTTTACCATCAACCAGATCCTCGAAAAAGAAGGCGACAATCCCATCGGCGACGAGGGCGACGTGCGCATCGTCCCGCTCAACTTCCAAACGATTAAACAGATTCTCATCGCCGAAGAGAACGCGGAGCTTGCACTTGAAGCCGCGCAAAAGCTCGCTGACAGCCCCGAGGCGGACGACACGGCACCGGTCGACCCCGAGGAAGACATCGGCGAGACCGACCCGAACGAAGAGCGCGGCGACATTGAAGAGAAAAGCAAAAGCGCCGCGGCACTTCGTGAAGCGGTCGCCCTGAACTTTGCCTCGACGTTCGCGCACTACGAGCGGCGTCTTGCCAATCGCCGCGCCGATCTCGAGCGGCGCCAAGCGCCCGAGAAAGTCGAGTCGAACCTTGCGAGCGAGCGCGTGGCCCTTCGCCCGCAGATCCTCGCCGAGAGCACGGCCACCGTCGAGCTTTGCCGCCGCATCACGGGGCAAGTCCTCGAGCTCGACGCGCCCATCCTTCTCGCGCTCGACGAAATCGACAACGGCGCCGACCCGCGGACTGTCGCCGCGCGGCTCGCTATTCGCATTCTGCCGGCGACAACGACGGAGCGAGCCGCATGAGACTCAAGCGATCCAATGGGACCTTTCCCTTCCCCACCGACCTCGTGCCCGCGGCGCTTGAGCCGGCCGCGCCCAATCCATCGCGACCGCGCGCGGCAGCTGGGGGGAGGTTCTTCGCTCGCGCGAACGCGAAAGAAAAGACCGGCGAGCTTTATCTCTACGACGTCATCGGCGGCTACTGGGACGGCATCCACGCGAAGGACATCGTCAAGGCGCTCGACGAGATGGGCTCCGCCACCAAGACGCTCAACATCTACATCAATTCGCCCGGTGGCGAGGTGTTCGAAGCAGTCGCGATCATGAGTGTGCTCGAGCGGTTCGATGCGACGAAGAACGTCTACATCGACGGCATTGCTGCCAGCGCTGCGTCCTTCGTTGCGATGGTCGGCGACACGATCACGACGGCGAGTAACGGCATGTGGATGATCCACGAGCCGTGGGGCTTCGCGATGGGGCCGGCCAAGGACATGCGCGCGACCGCCGACGTGCTCGACAAGATCCGCGGCACGATGATCGACATCTACGCGAAGAGGACCGGCGCGAAGGCCGACGACATCTCGCAGTGGCTTGCCGATGAAACGTGGATGACCGCGGCCGAGGCGAAAGAGCGCGGCTTCACCGACGAGGTCACCGAGGAAGAGAAGTCGACTGGGCAAGACGTTGCCGCCGCGTACGCGGACGTCATTGCCGCGTACAAGCACCCGCCCGCGAAGTACCGCCCGCCGAGCTCGCCGAGTGACGCGCGGCTCGCAGCGGCCGAGGCGTATGCGATGAGAGTTCGAGCCGGGGCTAGCCCCGGTGCGAAGCGCGAAGGCCAGCCGGAGCGCGTGGGGCAATCAACGACACGATGACGGGGCAGCGCTTCGTCTGAATTGGGGAAAGACAAATGAGACTTCACCATCAACTTTCAAGACTGCTCGCGGTGCTGGCCGCGGTGCCGATCTGCGTTTACGCGGATGCGCGCAATCCGGTCGTCGCGATCGAGGAGCTACGCAACAAGGTTTGCGCGCTCGTCGACCGGGCCAAATCGATCAAGGCTACCGCCGACGCGGACAACCGGCCCATGACGGACGAGGAGAGCCGCGAATTTGACGCGATTCTCAATGCTGTCGACGCGACCAAGGCTGAGATTGCTCAGTCGGAGCGGCTTCTCGCACTCGACCTGGAGATCTCGGCGCCCGGGCCACGCCGCACGCAGCCGGCCGACGATCCCGCAGTAGCAGCAGCGCCCCCGCCCGCAGCGGCAGCGCGACCGGGCAATGGTGCGGCGCCCCGAGTGACCGGTGGCATGCCGTCGGGCGCTTCCGCCGGGAGCTACGGCTTTCGTTCGCTCGGCGAGTTCGCGCTCTCCGTGAAGAACTCCATTCGTGGGCAGACGGATCCCCGGCTCATGTCGGCCGGTCCGACGACCTACGGGCAAGAGGGCACGGGCGAAGACGGCGGCTTTGCCGTGCCGCCCGACATGCGCACCGAAATCCTCTCGAAGGTGATGGGGGAAGAAAGCCTTCTTCAGTACACCGACCAGCAGGTCTCGAGCTCGAATCAGCTCACGGTGCCGAAAGACGAAACGACGGCTTGGCAAACATCCGGCGGTGTCCAGGCGTACTGGGAAAACGAGGCTGCTCAGCTCAAGGCAAGCAAAATGGAGCTCCAATCGGAGACCATCCGCTTGAACAAGCTGACGTCGCTCATTCCGGTGACCTCTGAGCTTCTCGAGGACGCAACCGCGCTCGCGTCGTACCTGCGTCGCAAGGCGCCCGAAAAGATGACGTTCAAGATCAACGACGCGCTCGTGAACGGCGTGGGTAAGGGGCAGCCGCAGGGGATTCTCAACTCGGGGGCCAAGGTCGCTGTGGCCAAGGAGACCGGGCAAACTGACCTCACGGTGAACTTTGCCAACATCAACAAGATGTGGGCGAGAATGTACGCGCCGTGCCGTCGCCGATCGATCTGGATCGTCAACCAAGACGTCGAGCCGCAACTCATGGCGCTCGCGTTTCCGAACGCGGGCTCGGGCACCGTCGTGCCGGTGTACATGCCGCCCGGCGGTCTCTCGGTCGGGCCGTACGCCACGCTTCTCGGCCGGCCCGTCATCCCCAGCGAAGTCGCCCAGCAACTCGGCTACGAGGGCGATCTCATCCTCGTCGACTTCTCGCAGTACCTCACCGTTGCCAAGGCGGGCGGGCTTCGCTCGGACATCTCCATTCACCTATGGTTCGACTACGACGTGACGGCCTTCCGTTTCATCATGCGGCTCGGCGGTCAGTGCTGGTGGACCTCGCCCATCAAGCGCGCGCACGGGACGAACACCCTTTCGACGTGCGTCACCCTCGCCGACCGGCACGCCTAATCGGGGTCGGCCCTACAAACTCCAAAGCAAAGAAAGAAAAGCCAACATGATCAGCGTAAACGTCAGACCGAGCTCGGTCATCCTCATCAAAGACACGATCCCGGCGCAATCGCTCACGGCCTCGGCCGCGTCGACGGGATGGGTGAAAACATCCGACGAGCACAAGCACGCCATTGCGCTTCTCTTCGGATCGATCGCGACGGGGGCAGGCGTCACCATCTCCGCGCAGCAGGCGACCGATTCGTCGGGTACGGGCGCGAAGGTGCTCAACATCAACGGAGCGGCGACGGCGGTCTATGTCGACACCGACGACAACAAGAGCGCGATTCTCGACCTCGATCCCGTCGATGTCGAGAACACGTTCTATTACATTCGCGCGACCGTCACCACGACGGGAGCCGGCGACGCGGTGCTCGTTGCCGCGGCGCTCATCGGCGTCGGGCCGAAGCATGAGACGGGGCTGAACCCCTCGACGACGTAGCCAGTATCTTTGGGCGGGGGACTCGGGGCTCTTATCCCTTTCGAGTTTCGGGTCCCCCGTTCGCAGTGTGGGAGGCGAGGCGCTTTTGAGTTCGTACCTGTATGACCGATCGGTTCGCGGAGCCAAGCTCATCACCGGCCCGGTGGTGGAGCCGGTGTCCCTCGATCTGGCCAAGCAGCACTTGCGACTCGAGTCGTCCTTCACTACCGATGACACGTACGTCAAGACGCTTATCCGCGCCGCGCGCGCGTGGGCGGAGCAGTACACCCGCCAGTGCTTTTGCAAGCAGACGTGGAAGCTCACGCTCGACCGGTTCCCGACCTGGGGCGATACCGACGACGTCTATTTTTGGCTCTTTCGCCGAGGGATCATCGACCTTGCGAAGCCCCCGCTCACGGCGGTCACCGAGCTCGCGTACATCGATACCAGCGGCACGCGCACGGTCATTGACCCAAGCCTCTACAAGCTCGACATCCAAGCGGCCTACGCTCGGCTCGAGCCGGTGTATGGGGAGTTCTGGCCCATCACACAGTTTTCGATCGCGACGGTCGAGATCACGACGACGAGCGGCTACACGGATGGCGTGAAGACGCCGGGCGGATCGACTCCGCCCGACAACGCGCCCGCCGACGGCGATCCGCTGAACCTCATCCCCGACCCCATCAAGCTTGCGATGCTTCTCCTCGTTGGCGCGTTCTACGAGAACCGCGAAGAGGTGCTCGTTGGCCAGATCCCAACGCGCCTTCCCTTCGGCGTGGAGGACCTTCTCTCGCCCTATCGCTTCGTGAGGTGGCCGTGACGATTCGGTCCGGAGCCCTGCGCCATCGGGTGACGATCCAATCGCGCGCGACGACGCAGACGGCGAGCGGACAGCCCACTTGGAACTGGACCACCTTCGCAACGGTGTGGTCCTCGGTGGAGCCGCTGCTCGGTGGGGGCGAAGTGCTTGCGGCGGCGCAGCGTCAAGCACGCGTGCCGACCCGCTTTCGCATCCGCTACCTGACCGGCGTTCTGCCCAGCATGCGCATCCTCTGGGATGGGCGGCTCTTCGACATCAAAGAGGTCCAGCAGCCGCGCGGGATCGAGTACGAGATGATCCTCATCACCGAGGAGCTCGTTGGCGTGCAAGCGAGCTGGGGGTGAAGTGGGGCCATGCCGAACGAGTTCAAGATCGAAGGGCTTGAAGAGTTGCGCGAGAAGCTCGAGGGGCTCGGCGCCATTGCGGGGCAGAAGGTCGTTGCGAGCGCCGCGCGTGCGGCGATGCAGCCGGTGCTCGACGAGGCGGTGCGCCTCGTGCCGAAGAAGACTGGGCTTCTTGCCAAGACGCTCCGCCTCACGGCGACCAAGCCAAAGAGCGGGGACATTGTGGCCTCGGCCGGCATCGCCATGCGCGCCAAGGTGAAGGACGAGATCCCCGTCGAGGAAGGGTTTCAGGGACCGGCGCTCGACGTGAAGGTGAAGGGCGCGGGCTGGCGCTGGCACTTTGTCGAGTTCGGCGTGCCGTCGCGCGGCATCCCGGCGCATCCGTTTTTGCGTCCCGCCATGAGCACGAAGGTGACCCAAGTCGTCGAGATCTTTCGCGCCGCCCTCGAGAAGAAGGTCCTCGCGGCGATTCGCAAACAGGGCAAGGCGAAGGCCGGGGGGTGACAGGTGCGGACCGGCGAGCGCATCTACTCGATCCTCTCGGCGAACTCAGCCGTTGTGGCGCTCGTGGGCACGCGCATTACGCCGTCGGTCATGCCCGAGCTCCAGCCACAGCCGGCGATCGTGTACACGGTCGTATCCAACGACCCGGTGCCGACGGTCGACGGAGCCTCGTTTCTTCGCCACTCGATCGTGCAGATCGATTGCTACTCGTTCGAGTACGACCTCTCGCACGCGGTGGCCGATGCGGTCGAGGCAGCTTTGAGCGGCTACGACGTTCCGGCCGTCGTGTCGGTTACGCTCGAATCGACGCGCGATGTGTCGGAGGAAGGGGTCACGCAGTACCAACGCGTTATGCTTCAATTCTCAATTTGGGGAGGAGATAAGTAGCCATGCCGAGCAAAGCAACGAGTGGGCAGAAAGTACAATTCGAACGGGGCGACGGGGCGACGACGGAGGTCTTTACCAAGGTCGCTGAGATCACGACCTTCACCGGTCCTTCGCGAACGGCCAAAGAGATCGACGTGACGAGCGTCGACTCGGACGCGATGGAGTACATCGCGGGGATCATGGACTCGGGGGAGATGAGCCTCGATGGCAACTTCGTTGCGTCGGACACGATGCAGCAAGGGCTTGCCGCCGACCTCACCAATCGCGTGCGTAGGAACTTCAAGTTCCTGCTCAACGACCATCCGACGACGCCGACGAGCATCTCGTTCACCGCCTTGGTGAAGGCGTTTTCAATCAAGGGCGGGGTGAACGCGAAGCTCGACTTCACGTGCTCGCTCCGGCTGACCGGGACGCCGACGATCGTCTACGCCGCGGCAGTGCCGTGATGGCGCCGCTCAATAAAGAAGCCATCCTCGCCGCAGTCGATCGCAAGTTCGTCGATGTCGAGGTGGCCGAGTGGGGCGGCTCTGTCCGTCTCGGCTCGATGAACGCGGAAGAGCGGCTCGAGTACGAGGAGATCATTCAGGCGAACGGCACGAATCGAAACCATTCGATGGGGGCGATGCTCGTCCGGTCGATTCGCGACGAGAGTGGCGAGCGCCTCTTCACGGACGAGGACATCGCGGCGCTCTCGAGAAAGGACCCGCGGATTCTTCTCGACCTCTACAAGAGGGCGGCCGATTTGAACGTGCTTTCGGAGAAGAGCGCGGAGCAAACCAAGGGGGAATGAGTGGGCGGCCGGGGCAAAGATTCGCGCATCGTCTCGCGCTCGCACTCGGAAGAGTCGACGTGTGTCGGATGCTGCGCGAGATCACGTCTGAAGACTTCGCCAAGTGGGAAGCGTACTTCCTGCTCGAGCCATTTGGCCCGCTCGGCGAGGACGTGCGCACGGCTCGCGTGTGTGCCGCGGTCGCCAACTTTTCCCAGTATCGCAAGGAAGACCGGTCCCTCTGGTCGCCGAGCGAGTTCATGCCCGTCTCTCCCCGAGAGCAGGAGCCGGAGATCGAAGGGCTCGGCGGGGACCTTGTCCGAGCGTTCAAGTCCGCCGGCGCGATCGTGGTGAACTGACATGCCGACCATCGCCGATCTCGTCGTTCGGATGGATGTGGACTCGGCGAAGTTTCGCTCCGAGATCACGAAGGTCCAGAATCAAATCGACCAGTTGAAAGGGAAAGCCGAGGAGACGAACAGCATCCTCAAGGAGTTCAAGGAAGCTTTCGAATTCGAAATCGTCAAAGAGGCGGCGATGAAGCTCTTCGAGTTCGCGAAGGCGGGCGGCGAAGCGGCCGACCGGATGTCTCGTCTCAGCGAACAGGTAGGCGTCGAGATCGGCGCCTTATCGGAGCTCTCCTACGCGGCGCAAGTGACGCAGGTCGGGACCGAGACGCTCGCAACGGGCCTCATCCGCATGTCGAAGAGCATGGGTCAGGCAGGCGACAACTCGACGACCGCGACGCGTGCGTTCAAGGCGATCGGTGTTGAGATTCGCGACTCGGCGGGGAAGCTCCGCGACGTCAACCAGGTATTCAACGAGGTTGCCGAGCGCTTTAGCCGCATGGAAGACGGCGCGACGAAGACCGCGATTGCCGTTGCGATCTTCGGACGGGGCGGCGCCGAGCTCATTCCGATGTTGAACAAGCTCACCGGCAAGTCGGCGGAGTTCGCCAAGGAGGCAGAAAACATCGGCTACAAGCTCGACGAGAATGCGAAGAAAGCGGCGAACGAGTTTCAAGAGAGCCTGACGCGAATGCATCTCGCGATGGAGTCGCTCTCCATGCAGATCGCGGTGAAGCTCTCGCCGATGTTCAAAGAACTTGCCGACGCGATCGTGAAGTCGGACGACGCTAGTAAGGCGTTCAAGTTCGTGGTCGATGCCCTTGTCCTTGTTTTTAGGTCCGTTGGGTCGGTTGTGATCGGAGTGATCGCCGACTTGGAAGTCTGGCGCGATGCCGTCGGGGCTACGATCGCCGCGGGGATCTTGGCCGCAACGGGCGAGTTCACGAAGGCAAAGAACACGCTGAAGCAGGGCATGAAAGACATCGAAGGCGATTTGGAGAGGAATCAAAAGCGACTCGAAGACTTATGGAAGCCCCCGGAAAACGACGAGGACAAATGGGGCGTCGACATTTTCAAGATCGACCCGAAGTTTCAGGCCGAGTCGAGCGAGGCCGAGCGCGCGATGAAGCGCGCCTTCGAGACGCTCGAGCACATGGTCGAGCAGCACCAAGAGAAGATGGCGAAGCTTCAGAACGGCTACGAGTTCGGCGCGGTCGGCGAAATGCGCTACCGGCTCGAAGCGGGCGACCTCGCGAAGGCGCTCGCCCTCGTCGGTGACAAGGCGAATTACTTTCGGCAGAAGATCATGGAGCTGACGACGGCCGAGGCGCAGGCAACGGCCGAGGCGGAGCGCAACAAAGAAGCGCAGGGAGCGTTCAAGGCATTGACGGCCGAAGTGGACAACTTGCACGCGGCGCTCGCGAAGAAAGCCGACGGGCAACTCGCCGCGATGATTCAAAAGATCGCGAGCCCCGAGATGGCGGCGAACCTGAGCAAGCTCGACGCGGCGACGCGGCAGGTCTTCATCGACGATCTTGAGAAGGGCGCGGCCGAGATCGACAAGTTCAATGCGCGGCAAAAGGAACTTGCCGAGTACGAGCGCCAAGACGCGGAAGTGAAGGAGGCGGCGATTGCCATTCACAAGAAGGGGCACTCCGCACTCGAGGAGTACAACGACGAGGTGGAGCGACTAAACAAGCTCCTGGGAGAAGGGCTGTCCCAAGAGGACCTTGCACTCGGGATGAAGCACGCCAAGGACAAGTTCATTACCGAAGGCGGCGAGATGACCGACTTCACCAAGGAGATGAGCCAGAGCATCTCGGAGGGCTTTCAAAAGGATCTTTTCGACAGCTTCGACCATGGGCTCGACAACATGGTCAACTCGTTCATCACGGCGCTCGAAAAGATGCTCGCCGCGGCCATCGCGAAGGACATTCTAGGCGGCATTCTCGGACTCGGCCCGCAGGGTGGATGGGGCACGAACGCGCTCAACAGTCTCGGCATCTCGATCGGCGCGACCGACAAGAAGGCCGGGGGCGGACCGGTGCAGATGGGGCAGGCGTACATGGTCGGCGAGCAAGGCCCCGAGATGTTCGTCCCGGCGATGTCGGGCAACATCGTCCCGAACGGGGGCGGCACACCCTCGTCGTCGCAGACCGTGCGGCACATCCTCGAGGTCGCCGACCACGGGCACCGAACGGTGCGCGATATCTGGGAAGGCTTTCTCGCCGACGAGGCGGCGAATCGATGATGCGCGTCTATCCGCTCGGGCTCTGCCGCGCCGGGGGCGGAGCGCTCTTTCTCCTCGAGGGGGCGCCGCCCGCGGCGGGCGTCGTGTGGACGCTGAGCGGCACTGCCGGCGGGACGCTCACGCCGCTCGCTAACGCGACGAGCGGGGCGGGTGTGGCCCTCGCCAAGTGGAACGGCACGGGCGCGACAGCGGGCGGCACGCTGACCGTGGGGGCCCAAGTCTATGCGTAGTCTCGTCGCTGGCCCGGTGACCGTCCACTCGATCGACCCGCTCGACTCGTCGCTCGTCTTGGACAGCTTCGGTGTGTGGATCGACCGGCTCGGGTTCGTTGTGCGGTCGTCGAGCGGCACGCATCCTTCGCAGCTATACGCCGTGCAGCTCGATGGAGCGGCGATTCGCATCGGTGGACAAGTGGGGCCGGGCGCGGCGACGCCGTGGGCGCTCGGCTGGTCGCCGACGGTCGGCACGCCTCGCCCCGCGGTTGTGTGGTTTGCCGGCTACTGGCAAGAGCTCGAGCTACCCTCTTGCGCGCGCCGGACTGAAATCTCTTCTGGGACGGTGTCGCCGGTTCTCACGGCCTTCGGCGTCATGCAGACGCGCATGATTCGCGCGGGCGGGACCAACAGGATCTTTGCATGTCCACTGGCGGGCGGAAGCGACTCGACGGAGTTCACCTTTGCGAGTCTGCCGGGCGGGACCGATCTCGAATACCTCGCCTATGCCGGGCAAGTCGGCGGGCACCATCGATGGTGGGCGGGCTCACGGACGACGGGCTTCGTTTGCCTCTACGACGCGACCGCCATGATCGAAGTCTCCGGCCATCGGACCAAGCTCGGCGCCGGCTTCAAGTCGATGGGCTATTCGGTCAAGCACGACATCTTTATCGTGCACCGCTTCGAGTCGAGCGAGGACCATCTCTACGTCTACGCGAACGAGCCGGTCGCCACGGCCATCACCGCGCCGACGTTTGCGGGAGCGGTGAAGCGCGGCGAAGTGCCGGTGGCTTCGGTGACCGTGACGGGCGCCGATGGTGAACCATGCGCCGGGCGTAACGTGGGGTTTGCCGCGACTTCGGGGAGCTTCGACCCCGCGGTGGCAGCGACCGATGCGGCCGGCATTGCCCGCTCGAACTATCACGCGCCGTTTACCGCGGGAACCGACCCGCTCACCGCAACCTTGGTGCAGTGATGGCCCTTCGGCGCGCGTTTCGAGCCCAAGACAGGCTCACTTATGCGATGTGGCCATCGCCGGCGGCGCCGCCGCTCATCCACTACCACGACGAGCTCATCTCCTCGCCGCGCATCTACCAAGAGCAACTGGCCTCCATGGCGAGTTCCTACAAGCCCGGCGTCATCTTCGTCACGCCCGACGCGAACGTGAATGGCCCAACGACGATTCACTTCCTCGGCACGACCAATCAGGTTGCATGGCCCGGCTGGAATGCTGTGCGGTGGCGCTTCGATGGCCAGATCGGAGCGCTGCTCGGCGTCGACCACACGGCGTTCGGGAGCGGCATCTACTATCAGCAGATGATCGCGGGGGCCGACGGCTCGCTCTGGTGGTTCGGCGCGCTCGCGACCGTGTATCACGGCGGCCCGATGCAGATCGATCCCGCGACGCTCGCCGAAATCGGCACGACGTCGCCGTACCCGGTGAGTTCCTTTCTCGACAAGCACGGCAATAACCCGATCGACATCCAGGATTTCAGCATCGATCGAGGACGCGACCGCTTCTTCGTTCGGTGGAGCACCGATTACGTCGGCGAGATCGAAGTCTACGAGCTTTCGACCCGCACGTACCTCACATCGATCTACGCGCCGAACGAGACGAACGGAGTCGTTCTCACGCACGACGGGTACATCTACCTTGTCGACAAGGCGGATTGGATTTCTGTCTACGATTACGCGGGCAATTCGCACGGCTCCTTTCGCAACCCGCGGCGGCAAAACTATGTAGGCGGCTACGGCGGCATCGTTTACGGCTGGGATCGGTACTACAAGCGGCTGCTGTTTTTGGGCGGCATCCAGGACGCCGCCGACGGCGCGTGCAAGTGCCGCATCTGGGGCTACTACCCCGTGCCCGATGCGGCAGGCGTGACGGCGCCCGTTCCTCGCCAAGCACCGCGCCACGGCCGGCGCGTGTACGTCTTCTCTCACGCATACGGGGAGGGTGGCGAGGCGCTTGCCTCGCGCGGCTCGACGGCGACAGGGCTCGACGTCGTGTCGGGCGTTACCGACCAAGACGGCGACGCGATTCTCTCGCTCACCGGCGGAACGCCGGGCTCGCTCTCCGTGTCGATCGCGGTCGACGTGAATACGACGCCGGCGGATACGGCGGAGACGGACCCCGCGGCGATCGTGGGGCGCACGTTGCAACTCACGATGAACCAGCCCGCGACGGTGACGCAGTCGTCGCCGCCGAGCTATGCGCACACGTCCCCGATCCCTTGTCAGGTGACGATTGGTTCGAACGGCGTCTCGCCCTACACGGCGGTCTTTTCTTTCGACACGGGGAGCCTGGCTCACGTCGAGGTGTCGGTGAGCGGAGCCGGTCCGGTCCTCTCGACGACGGTCACGCTCGGCATTCAAACGTGGAACGTCGCGGTCGTCGTGACCGACTCAGCGGGGACACCGAATCACGGGCAGGCCAGTAAGCAGGGAGGAATCGGCGTAACATGACGACCCGGGGGGCGAAGCAGTGACCATTTCGGCGAGCTCGACGCTGACCGTTGCCGACCAGACGCCGGTCAGTGTCTCGACGTCGACCGTCGTCCTTGCCGCCTCGGCGCCCCCCATGACCACGGGCGGACCGGGCTCGCCACTCCCGGACGGCTCGGGGGTCTATCCCGGCGGCAGGCTGGTGCACCCAACGCTCGGCACGTACGACTATCCAGCGACCCCGACCGAGACGGTGAACGTACTGGGCGGAGTCATTGTGGCGCCGATTTGGTCGCACGCGATGACCCTCGGCGGGGGCGTCGATACGCTGTGGCCGGGGTTCAAACGCGACACTCGGGTGATCGAGCGGTGGGTGCATGGGCAGACGGGCGGGCCGATTGCGCATCTTTTGGCGCTCCTCGCGATGTGGCAGAACCCGCCCGACCCGTCCGCCGCGTCCTATGTCGTGTGGTCGCCCTCTTACGCGACGACGGCCTCGTACAACGTCGCGCTCGTGGGGGTCCGCTCGGGTGGGCAGGAGATCACGATCGACCAGCGGCTACGCCGCTACGGCTTCGCGTCCTCCCCCGTCGAGCTCGAGCTTCGGATCATCAGCGATGCGTAGCGACATCGCGCCGCCCGCCGATACGACGCGTGTCCGCGGGTCGGTCACCGTGACCTACTACGGCACGGGGTCCCTTGCCGACCTCCTCGCCGGCACCGCGGGCGGAGCGCGCGACTTAACGGCTTACGTTCAGTCGGTGAGTCAGACCGACTCGCAGGCGACGGTCAAGATCGCTTTCCAAGGGCCGGAGTTTACGGGGGCGAACAGGCTGAAGCCCGGGCGCCCCGTCGCGATCAGCGTCGGAGCGGGGCTTCTCTTCCAAGGACCCATCGATGCGGTGTCGGGTGACCGGGAGGTGCGCCAAGCCGGGCAGACGCGGCGCGAAGTGACGCTCACCGTGCGCCGGCGCGACGCGATGCCCTGGTGGCGAGACGTGCGCCGCATGTCTCCCGTGTTCTCCGCGGGCGTCGAGCTTGGCTCGATGGCGCGGTCCATCGCCTCGGCGAGCATCGGACTCACCGATGCTGAGGTGAACATTCCCGACCTCGGCGTCACGCTCGCGCACGGTACCGCCCAGCTCGTCGACCTCAACGCGTGGGACATGCTGACCTTGGTCCTCGCGCCAGGGCTACGCGAGCCGTGGGTCGATGGGCGCGGCGTCTTGAAGTCGATCTCGCGCGACGTGCGCCGGCCGGGGGATATCGAATTGACGGCCGAGCAGATCGTCGATGTGACGAGCTCGACGTCGCGACCCCCGATGACCACCTACCGGGTGAAGTGGCTCGACCCGAGTCTCTCGTACGTGGCGCAGCAGGAGCAATCGCTCGGGCAGACGACCATCACGTGCGGCTTCTTCAAGCAGCACGAATCGGTGGACGTCTGGTTCTCCGAGGACCGGAAGCAGCGCGCGGCGTCTCCGCGCCTCGTCGAGAAGAGTTCGATCAACGCGGGGCAGATCGGCAAGATCGCCGACGTCTCCTATCTGCCCATCGACCAGTACCACGGCCAGCTTCACGCCGACGCCGACCTCACTTGGTTTATCGCCTCGCTCTACGTCGAGATTGGCGCGCTCGTTGGTTCTGCCGCATTGCCCGACATCTCGCCGCCGTTCGGTGGCCCTGACATCAAAGTCGGCAATCTCGTGCACAACGCGGCGCTCATGCTGCTTCTCTTCACGATCACCAAGGTCGGACACGGCGTGTATGAAGTTTGGGGCACACCCTACGACTACGTGCACACGATGAACGAAGTCGAGGCGTACGACCAAGACGCGGAGGAGTGGCAAACCAAGCTCGAAGAGAAAGAGAACGACCTCATTCCGAATGAGACGATTGCGACCGCTCTCGCGGTCAACGAACTCGTGTACGCGTCGCGCGAGGCGTCGAAGGCGACGCTCTCGATCGCCGACGACTACCGCATCGAGCGGGGCGACATTCTCACACGGCTCGGGCGGCGCTTCTACGTGACGGGCTACTCGCGCGACCTCTCGCGCGGAGCGGACTCCATTCTCAAGTGTGACGGGTTCTGGCTATGAGCGAGTCGATCCTCACGTACTTGACCAGCGCGAAGATTCGCGACGAGGTGCGCACAATCGAGGGCGAGGTACTCACGCGCCCGGCGCTCCTCGCGACCGACGGGGCTTCGCTCACTTGGGCATGTGACGTCAAGGTCGCCGGCTACGACGACCCACTTCGGACGGTTCCGATCGCGATGGGCAATCGGGACCTCGTCTACGCGGACGCGGGGCAAGCGGTGACGCTCTCGCGTAATCCTGGCGGGGCGTGGGAGATCATCGGCTTTGCGAAGCGAAAGCCCGGGCGGCGTGTGCGGGTGCCGGTCGCGATCGGCTGGGACGACAGCGCGGGGGGTGACCTCGGCGGCAACCTCACGATCACGACGGGTACACCGGTCGATCTCACGCTCTCGGCTCGAGCGCTCACCCTTGGCGAACTCATGACGCTCGGGGGCGGATTCGGCGTGGCGCCGCTTGGCGTGACGGCGATCTTTCGCGCTGGTGTATTGATAGAACTCGGGGGGTGATGGTGTGACGCCGCTTTCGACCTACGCGACAGGTGATACCGACTACGTCTCGAAGCTGAACGCGGACAACTCCGCGATCGTCTCGGCGGTGACGGCGGTCGAGACGGGCAAGCAGGACACGAGCGCCAAGGGTCAGCCAAACGGCTACGCCGGACTCGACTCGGGCGGCAAGGTCCCCTCGGGCACGATGCCAAGCGGCGTCGAACTCACGGTCAACAAGGGCGCGAACAGCGGCTATTGCCCACTCGACTCGACAGGCAAGGTGCCGACAGCCAACCTCCCGACGAGCGGCGGTGGAGGCGGCGGAACCACGCCCTTCTATGTGCCGCTCTTCTATCCGGGCAAGCCGCCCAACGCGGCGCTCCTCACGAAGATCGTGCTGCCCGTCGGCGTCACGTTTCCTTCGAGTCTCACGGGCTCGCTCGGCGACACGGGCACACCGCCCACGGCGAGCACGTCTCTCGCGGTCGCGTTCTATCGCGCTGGCTCACCGCAGCAGACGGGCACGATCACGATCTCGACCGCGGGCGTCTTCACGTTTGCGATGTCGGCGAGCTTCACGTCGCAGGCGGGAGATGTTTTGAAGGTGACCAACCAAGCGACCGCGGACGCAACATGCGCGGACATCAGCGCGACCCTTTCAGGAACGAGGTGATGTGATGGGCGTTTTGTTTATGGGAGCGGAGCTCGAGGACTTCGCGATTACGGGAGCCTACACGTTCAGCACTTCGACGGTGAGCACGTACGCCGATGCTTCCTTCGTGAGAGGGGTTATTTTCGATGGTAGCGGAAGCTCCACTTCGGACAACGCGTCGGCCCCGCTTGCCTCGAGTGCAACGGAGCTATGGGCCCACTCGGCCACTTACCATAATTTATCAAGCGCTATCCGCATTCTCATGTTGAGCAAGAGCGGCGGCGCGCAATCCAATGACCGCATTGGCTTGAAGTTCGACCTCGCCGCGACGCCGAAGGTTATTCAAATCGTCAAGTTCGACGGCACGACCGAAACGGTGCTCGCAACGTCGTCGGGCGGGATCGTCACAACGAATACCAAGTACACGCTTGATCTGTACGTGAAGCTTGGCGCGTCGGCGATTGTGACCGGGTATTTGAACGGTACGCAGGTGGTCACGTGGACGGGTGACCTCACGGCGCTTACGGCCAATGTCGATTGGGTGCGGTTCTCGGGCACGGCGATCTCTGAAGCGATCGTGCACACCGAGGACACGCGGCAGATGCGCCTTCAGACGCGAGCGCCGAACGCGGCGGGCGACTCCAACACGTTCACGGCGGGCGCGTACACGGCAATCGACGAGACGCCGGCGGACCTCTCGGACACGATCTATAGCGGCACCGCGGCGCAGGTCTTTCAGTGCAAGTTCCCCGCGCTGCCGACGGCGCCGAGCGGCGGGTGGGTTGTGCGAGCGAGGAAGAGCACCATCCTCGCGGTGAAGGGACTCGACGCGGGACCCTCGTCGCTCGACTTTGGCGAGAAGACCAACAGCACGGCGTACTATCCGACGACCGTAGCCCTCGCGAACGGGTGGACTCCCGCGTCGCTCGTCGAGGAGACGAACCCCGCGACGAGCGCGCGGTACACGGCGGCCGAAGCGGCGGCGATTCAGCTCTCCTTGCGATCGGTGTGATCGATGGCGCTTACGAACTACGGCTACACGACCGTCACCAGCGTCTCCAGCCGTAGCGCGAACAACGAGCACGTCGTTCGGGTCGTCACCGCCGCCACCATCACGATCGACGGCCTCATGCTTTCCTTCAGCTCGAGCTCGGCATCCTACTCGAGCACGGCGAAGCTGAAGGCGCTCATCTACAACGCCGACGCGACGCCCGACCCGACGACGCTCGTTGCTACGGGTACCGAGGTTGTCGGCACGGCGAAGCCGCTCCTCTTTCTTCCTTTCGCCTCGTCGCAGACGCTCACGGCGGGCACGTACTTTTGGGGCTTTCACACCGACACGGCGCTGAACGTCGATACCGTCGCGGCGAGCGGGCAGGATGTGCGCCGGCTCTCGCGCTCGTACGCGTCGGGGCCGCTCGATCCGTTCGGTACGCCAAGCGGCTCCGACGCGCTCGGCATCACGATCTTTGCCGTGTCGGGCACCGGGCTCGAAGTCGCGAAGGCGTACGAGCTCACGCTCCTCGCGCTCCCGGCGGGTGTGTCGGTCGCGAAGGCGTACGAGCTCACGCTCCTCGCGCTCCCGGCGGGTGTGTCGGTCGCGAAGGCGTACGACCTTCTTTTGCTGCAAGACGGCTCGGCGGCGCCGCCCGAGCCACGGCCGCAGGGGATGATTATCACGTAGGTCGGTTTGCGGGTATATTCCCGCGTGGGGGTGGAGGATGCCGGACGCAACGTTACCGAGTGGCAATGGGCAGACGACCGCGAATAGGAGCGTGTCCGTCGTCTTCGCGAGTGACGCGCTGGGCGGCTCGTCGGCGAACCCCGTGCCGACACAAGAGCAGCAGGCGCCCGGATACGAAGATGGCGTTGCGGGCGTTGCCAAGGTCGAGCAGCGCGGCACCTATCAGAACATCACGACGGCGACGACGACGGTCGTCAAGGCCGGCCCGGGCGAGCTCTATTCGATCATCGTGAACACCCCTGTCGCATCTGCCGTCATTACGATCTATGACAACACGGCGGCGAGCGGAACGAAGATCGGCACGATCACGTTTCCCGCAACGCTCATCTCGGACGGCCCGATCCCGGTGCCGTACAACGTCGCGTTTTCGACGGGGCTCACGATCGTGACGACGGGGACGCCTGATTTGACGGTGAGTTACCGATGAGTCTTGTGCTGCCCGGTCGGGTCGCCGCCGTTGGCCGGTGGGCTGGCAACGATTCAGCGTTCAACGTCGAGGCGCTCTTTGATTTGTGGAATCTCGACCCGAAGAACTCGACTCTCGGCGACACGCTTACCGCGTCGGGCACCACGCCGCCCGCCGTCACGCTCACTGGGTCGCTCATCGTGCCGTACGGCATCCGTGTCGAGATCACGACGCTCGGCGCGCTCGGCGTTGCGGTCTTTCGCGTCTCGCTCGACAACGGCACGACGTGGCTTGCCTCGGGAGTAACGACTGCGGCGACGTACGCCATCGCGGGCACGGCGATAGTTTTGAACTTCGCGGCGGGAACGTATGCGACGGATAATGTGTATAGGGCGACGGTCGCGACGGCCGTCGACGCGAGCCCCCGGCTGATTCACGCATTGCAGGCAACGCCAGCCAACCAGCCGTTCTTCACGGCAGCCAACGCGAGTTTTAACGGTAACCCTACGTGGAACGGACCTAACGCAACGGTGACGTCGCTAGACACGCCTCTATTCACGCCGATCACCAGTGCAACAACTTACTGCATCGTGGGCATGACAGACACGACCGCTGCGAATCATAATACCATCAACCGAATCCAAGCAGGGACCGGGACAAGAATTTTCACCTACACGACCTTCGTGGGCAACGGATGCTTTCAATCGTTGTCAACGACCGCCGGATTCTTTCGCGGAAACTTGCTACGTCCGGGCATTGCCATCGTCGAGTATTCGAACACGACGGTTAGCGCATGGATCAACGGCAACTATCTGGGCACGGTGCCGGATGTCGTGACGTCGATCAATTCGCTGCGGCTCATGAACAACGCCAGCGCTACGCCCAATTCTCCATGGCGCGGGTCGTTGGCTGATGTCCGCATCGCTGGCAAAGTCTTCTCGCTCACTGAACGCCGCGCCGTCTTCAAATATTTCTCCGATAAGCACGCGATTCCGATTGCGCTGGCGTCGTAGATCATGGGCACCCTCTCCGATATCGGCTCGCTCGCGACGGAAAAGAGCGCCAATCGGCGCGCGTGGGGCAAGGCGATCGTCAGCGCGACGCTCTCCGCCGTTGTGTCCATCGTCGGAACAACGTGGAAGGCGCGCGGGTACGTCGACGAGATCGAGCGGCAGCAAGCCGAGGCGAAGAAGGATCTCGAATACCTGCGGGCGCACTTGCCCGAGGTGGAGAAGGTCGCGATCGATGCGAAGGCGGAATCGCAAGCGACAAGCCGACTCCTCTACGCGCATCTCGGAGGCTGGCCTGTCGGGGTGAAGTGAAAAGATGCCCACGCCATCGCCGCCCGACTTCGAAGAGGTGCTCCACCTGGTGGCGACGCTGCAAACGACGCTCGAACATGTCGCTCATAACCAGGCGTCGACGAAGGTCGAGCTCTCGACCATTACCCCACGCATCGATGAACTGTCAGCGAAGATCTCGGTGCTCGCGGCCGAGGTGCGCGCGACCGGCGAGCGAGTGCACAGGTTCGGTAACCTCATGGTGCCGCTCATCGACGAGGCGGGGATTCTGCACCACGCGACGATCACGCTTGAGCGGGCCATCGAGCTTGCGTCGCACGACGTCGAGGTGAGGACCGCGCTCGAACGCATGCTCGATACGGTCGAGACACGCATCGGGCGCTGGCGCGACGAGCTCGCCGACGTGCGGGCGGGTGAGAAAGATGGGGGCACATGACGGCCGACGACATCCGACAGATCTTGGCACTCGTGCAGGGGCACGCGTGGGTGCCGCTCGTCTCGCTCGTCATTGCCTTCTTGATCCGCTTCTCCAAGTCGGACGATGCGGTCAAGTGGTTTCCCGTCCTCGTCGCGCCTCGGTGGCGCCCGTGGATCTCGCTTGGGCTCGGCGTCCTCGGCGGCGTCGTCGATAAGCTTGCGGCCGGCGGCACGTGGGTAGATGCGCTCGCGGGCGGCATCACCGCGGGGCTCTTGCCGATCAGCGGTCACGAGCTCGTCGTCGAGAGTCTTCGGGGTGGGCGCGAGGTGGGCGCGAAGAAAGCGGCGCCGATGTTTCCGCCGAGCAAGCCCCCGCCTCCCATCTCGATCAAACCGCCGTCTTTGCCCAAGGGGGAAACGCCATGAAATGGATCCAGGTTACGGTTGTCGTTGTCGCTCTTGGTCTGCCCGGCTGCACGCAAGCCGCCGCGGCGAGTCTTGGGCGTGTCCTCGCGCAGATCGCGCTCGCCATTGCGCAAGCCGAGCCGGAGATCGCGGTCATCGAGGCGGTGGCGCAGGCGTTCTTTCTCGTGAACCCGAACCCCGCCGCACAAGCGCAGATCACCGCGGGGGTGAATAAGCTCCGCTCGGCACTCGCGCTCGCCGCCAAGACGGTCGACGGGCTCGACGACATCACGCAGGAGAACGTCGACGGGGCGCTCGCTGACTTTCGCTCAGCGTGGGCGGATCTCGAGAAGCTCCTCACCGACTCGGGCGTCGTGACGAAGGACGGCAAGTACGCGGTGGCCGTTCACGGCGCGACGGTGCCGAAGATGCCGGACCCCATCGCGCTCCATCTGAAGGTCCGCCGATGATCGATGGCAAGGGCTTCGGCTGGCGCAAGAACACCGTCAACCACGCGGTCGACCGGCCGGCCCATCGGTTGCTCGCGCGAAAGCGGCTCACCATGCCCGAGCATCCGCCGCTCGACCACGCGAGTCTTCTACCCTTCCGGGGGCGACGCATCGATCAGGGACGCGCCTCGGCGTGCGTCGCGTTCGCTGAGGCGCGCGGACTCGAGCTCGGCCAGGGCGCCAACAGCACAGCGCCCGCGATTCTGCCGGCGCCGCGACCCCTCTACTACGACGGGCGGCGCGAGGAGTGGGCGGGGCAGGACCCGGAGACTGTGCCTCCGCTTGAAGACACGGGGACCGAGCCTCGCCTGGGCCTCCGAGCTCTCGAGGCACAGGGCTTCGTCGCGTGGGACGCTTGCCCGTACACCGACGACCCCGTGCTCATCAATCAGGAGCCGCCGCCGAACGTCTATGCGCAAGCGTACTCGCAGCGAGGGCTCGACTGGGCGGTGGTCGGCGACGTCGGGCTCGCTCGCGTCGAGCGGGTGCGGCAAGCGCTCTGCGCTCGCATGCCGGTCATCTTCGGAATGACGGTCGACGAGGGCTTCATGGACAACCACGACGCTCGCATCACGGCGATCGACCCGAATCGAATCGTCGGGGGGCACATGCTCTGTGTGCTCGCGGTGCTCGACGACACGCTTCTCACCGACTACGGCGGCCCGCTCGGACTGCCCGGCGACGCGCGCGCGGGGGATCTCCTTTTTGACAACTGGTGGGGAGAGGGCTCGGAGTGGGGAACGAAGGACGGCTTCGGCGTTCTCGCCGGCTCGCTCTTCGGTGGGCACTTCATCGACGACGTCACGATCTTTCAGACCGTGCCGCCCGTCCTCAAGGGGGCCGCATGAAACGCGATGTCCTTTTGCCGTTCTGGATCGCCGGCGTGTGGGGGGTCTTCTTCTGGTTTCTCGTCCTCATGTCGCACTGCCAACCGACACCGAGCCCGGGGCCTCCACTCACGCCAGATGCGCCGCCGCCGCCCGAGGAGCCCGTGCACGATGCCACTCCGCCGCGTCCTCAGCCCCCTGGACCGAGCGCCAGCCCGTGCGCGCTCGCGTACTACCATCTCGCGACCGGGCTCGCCTGTGAGCCGCCTAAGCCAGCGGGGAGCGGGACGTGGACGGACGTCTGTGAGGTGGAGCGGGCGCACGCGCATTCGTTTGGGCTCGATTGCATCGCCAGGGCAACGACGTGCGACGCGGCGCGGCGGTGTCTTGCGGGGGCACGATGACGACGTCGATGGCAACGCTCGCGGCGCTCTACACGCTTGGGAGCATCACCGAGTACTTCCCCGCGGAAGCGGGGCAACCAGCGGCTGAAGCGATCGGGCTCGCCGAGGACCTGGTCAAGGCGGGGCATGCCGACCCGGCGGGGATGATCAGGATCCTGCGGGACATGATGGCCGAGGATTGGCGAGCGGTGCTCGCGGGGCGATTCGTCGGTTGACGGGGTGCTCACTCTGCTCGTTGTGGTGGCTCTGGCGAAGGGGGCAACGGACATGTACACGTGGACAACCCGAGCAGATGGCGTCGTTGTGGTGCGGGACGCGGGAGGAGCCGAGCAGATCATTACCCTTGCCGGGCCGAACGCCGCGGGAATGGATCATGTCGAAGCCCGATGGGGTGACCTCTGCCGGCGCATCGGCGAACGGCACGGCATCCCGGACGGGTGGCTTCAAGCGATGATCTGGCGTGAGAGCGGCGGCGACCCGAAGGCGCGTAACCCCGAGCGCTTGCCTGGTCCCGAGGATGACGGAATCGGGCTCATGCAGATCACGAGCAAGGCTCTCAAGGCCGGGCACTCGGACGTCGAGCTCGAGGACCCCGCGCTCAACATCGAGATCGGAGCGAGCTACGTCGGGTCGCTCATCAAGCGCTACGGCGATGACTTCCCCTCGGTCGCCGCAGCGTACAACGCGGGGAGCGTGCGAAAGCCCTTGCCCGGTTTCGAGAACCCGTGGGGCATGCACTCTTCGCCGGGGCACATCACGGCCGAGGTCTCCGCGCTCAACTACTACATCACGCGCGCGCTCTTTCTCACCGATGTGGAGCGCGCGCGCGTACTCTCGCTCGTCTTGGCGACCGATGACGAGATCCTCCGACACGACTTGGAGCGCGGGGAGACGGAGCCGCCTCCGACGTTGCGAGAGAGGCCACCGAGCGCTTAACTGGTTTTCAGATCGCGCTCGATATCGTCGGAGATCTCGAGCTCGCCACGCTCAGCCAGCGTGATTGCATGGGCGTGGCCCTCTTCGGCCTCTGCCCAGGTCGAATATCGTTTTTGGTAGTTGAGTGCTTTGGCGCCGCGAAAGATCATCGTCTCGAACAGCAGAGGCGGGCCTCCGAAAGCCCAGTTGTGATCGAGCCCGAGGAAGACTGTCGAGATCGTCAGGTCGCCGACCTCGGTCCTACCGACAATCCGCTGGTCATTGGAATACTCAAACCACCGTCCCCACTCGCGGATGTCAGGACATTCGACGGGCGTCTTGCCTACGAGCTTGTACTTGCCAACGGGGTCGCGCTTCATTCGCTTCCCTCTTCTGAATCAAGCTTCCCAATGCGGAGCCAGTTGTCATTGTCGAGCCCGAGCTCGGCCATGCGCGTCGAGCCGAGGGAGATCATCACGCCGAAGGCTCGCCACTCGTGCACGCGAAAGACGAGCGTGCCGGCTTTCGCAAGGTGCTCGGTGTCGGGGCCGATGAACACGTCGACGTGGACGTGATCGCCGAGGAGCTTGTCTCGCAGTTTGAGAATCATTCTTCCCTATGCTCGCAGAACTTCGGCTCCGATGGGTCGGCGCGAAGATAGATCCCGTCGTCTGTGCTCCGGCCGCAAAAGCAGCAAACTTCAAGCGGCCCTTGTCCCGCATCTTCGGATCGAAGAGGCTGCTCGGGGTTACGTTCCGCCCAGCACTTCGCACAAATGGCATGCGTCCAACGGCTCATGATCGCTCCCTTATTGCCTCGCGGACGGTTCCCGCCCCGGCGAAGATGATGTCCGCGTGCTCCTCACAGAAGTTTTCTTTCACGACTTCGCGCGCTTCTTCCGGGTCGTACCCGCCTGTCAAGACCACTCCGATCGCTACGCCCGCACAGTGCGCGAGCTCGACGGTCATCTTGTCGAAGCGCATCGCGAGGCAGGTCGGGCAAGAGGACTTCATCGGTCTTTTCGTCCGTACGTCACGAATTGAGAAAGTGTCACAGCTTGCTCATCAAGCCAATCCGCGCACTTCTTGAGGCACTCCACTCGATCGTTGCAGTAGCGCCCGTTCAACTGGACGACTTGCCGAAGAGGCGGAAGTTCGACCTTGCGATGGGCAACCGAGATCCACTCGTCATCGCGATACTCGCCGCACCCGTGGCACCGCCAGACAACGGAGCTCATGGGCGGGGAAAGAGCTTCACGCCGAGCATGGCGAGCTTTGAGCATGCAATCGGAGCAGAGGACGCTCTCGACCTCGAGACCGCCTGGCGAGCGCACGGTGACGCGGAAGCCCGGCTGATGCTCCGTGACCGCGATGATCTCGATCTCGCACCCGTCGCACGTTGCAGTCGATGCGTCCCTCATGCTCTCCCCTCGTGTGAACCCGAAGCCCCGGTCGAGCTCGGCAATTCTCGCCGGGTCGGTGATCGGCGTGAGTCTCGGCTGGCTATACGGCCTCAGCATTCTCGGCCCCCTTGTCGACGTTTGGTTGCTCTGGTAACAGTCGTTAACAGATGGACGGGGCGGGAGCAAGGGGACGAAGGATGGCGGAATGGCGCGAGCATTTGAATCTACTTCCCGAGCACATGCGCGAGTCGGTGAAGTGGTGGATCGAGAAGGGAGAGCCGCATCCGACGCTTTTGGGCTCTTTCTTGACGGCTGTCTTGACCAACGATCTGTTGGAAGCGTTCGCTTGCGCCGACGCGATTAACGCGGCGAGCATGCGTCAATGGGCAACCTTCCTACACACCTACGCGCCGATGGGGTGCCACGGAAGCGAAGAGCGGCTTCTCGCCTGGTACGAGGCGCATCACGCGGAGAAAGAAGATGCGCGCTATGAACGCTTCGTTGCCAATGCCCAGGCGGCCCAGGCGGCCGTCGACGCACTTCTCGGCAAGCCCGATCGCGAGCGCATCACCGTCGAGCTCGACGGGCGTGCCGTCGATCGGCTTCGCGTGCTCGGAGATCCCGCCGAAGTCCTCGCTCGGCTCGCCGACCACGCGCAGCAAGGCGTTTACCGCCCCGGCGCGTGGGAGCGCGGTTGGATCGTGCAAGCCTTCGGCGACGAGTTTCTCGATTTACTTGAGCAGGATCCAGACGCGCCCCATTTTCAGCGACCGAAGGCAAAGGAATGAAACTGCGTCCGGGCGTGGAAGAGGCGATGCACCCGACGGTGCGCGCGATCATTGGACGGCAAGAGCCCGGCGCGTGGCCGCTCGGGTCGCGCGTGCGCAAGCTCACGAGTAACGAGAGTGACACGCATCCGCCTGGCGCGATGGCGACCATTCGCGGGTCGTGCGGGCCGTTTACGTCGGATGCGGGCGGGCCGCCGTCGATGGTCTACGTCGTCGAGTGGGACGACCTCCCCGGCGTGCCCGTCCTCGTCGCTGCCGTCACCGCCAAGGGGCCGCGGCTCGGGCTCGTGGCGGAAGGCGTGAGGGCGTCGTGAAGTACACTCGCAACAACATCGACGAACTCGACATACTCGCCGACATCATGCGCGGCGGACGGCACTCGCGCGTCACCGTCGCGCGCGGCGGAGTCTCGCTGCCGACGGCCGACCGTTGGCTCGCGCGACTCGCGGCGAAAGTGCCGGGCGTGCGCAAGGTCCGGGAGAGTCAAACGTCGTGGTTCGAGTGGCATGCGACGCGTGCGACCGAGCGACCGTCTTGGGAAGACGCGCGGGTGGAGCTGGCGCAGAAAGCGGCGGACCATGCGCGCCACAACCGATCGCGTCCTCGCCCGCCGCCCACTCCGCCCGTGATTCGCGGAAGGACACGGCCATGAGCGACGCGATCGACAACGTCATCGAGGCGCCCGACTGGGCATGGGACCTCGCGCCGACGGTGCTGCCGCCCGGATGGAAGCGACACAACGACGAGCGCGGCCTTCGCTACACGAGCGGCGACGGCTTGCTCGTCATCTTCACGGCGGCCGAGGAGCGCGACGGCAAGCGGTGGATCCACGTCTCCGCTTCGCGCGCGAGTCGGCTCCCAGGCTGGCAGGACATGAAGAACGTGAAGGACATCTTCATCGGCCCGAAGCGGCTCGCCGTGCAGGTCTTTCCGCGCAAAGACGAGTACGTCAACGTCCACCCCTTCGTGCTGCACCTGTGGAGCTGTCTCGACGGCGACCCCGTGCCCGACTTCCGGCGACGCGGGGTGATCTGAAGGGACAGGCGCCGACGGCGGGGTGATGCGCTACCAGCGCGGGCGCCCCACACACCGAAGGGACTACAAGGCGCTCGCGACCGCCGTCGGCCCGGTCAGGGGATACGGCCATGATCGCGCCAACTGAAACGCACCTAAAACAGGTGCACCGTCCGGCCGGTGAAGGCGAGCATCAGCGCGAGCACCGCCGCGCCGAAGAGAAGCCGCCCGAGCTCGGCGACCTTGGCCATTGCCCGCGAGCGCGTACACGAGCGCGCCGGCGAGAGCACAGAGCAGCGGGACGAGGGCGGTCATGGGGGGAAGGTTAGCGCTGGCGGAGGGGGGAAGACTTTGGGGCGATTTGACTAGGTTCCTGTGGTCAGGATTCGGGGGGACTGTCCCCCCGAATGGTTCCTTGAGTGCCCCAATTGGGGGGTTCCCGACTCAGTGGGTCCTAATGCTTTCAAATACTTAGGACACAAATCACGGGCTTCAGGTTCCTGTGCCCGCAAGGGCGTGGGGGTTCAATTCCCCCCTTTCGCACAAGCGTTTTGGTGATCATGCCCTTCGCCGCCGAGCCTTCTGTCCCCCCGTATTCCCCCCGAAATGATTCTCTTGAATGTATTTCGAGTCGGCTTGGAGGGCGCGCTCGGCGGCGCGCTCGGTCGGCTTGGCGTACTTGTTCATGGTCGTGATTTCCTTGTGGCCAAGGAGGTACGCCGTCCCCCGAAGGTCCGCCGTGCGGTCGACGAGATGCGACCCCCTGGCATGCCGGAGATCGTGCGGTGAGATGCGCGGGATCTTCGCGGCCTTGCACGCGGCGTCGATGTACTCGCGGTAATGGTGCTCGCGACGCTTACCGCTCGCCTTGCCAAAAAACGGCTCGAGGTCTTTTGCGCCGACACTATCAAGGATTTTGCGAGCACGTTCGCTGAGGGGAAGGTCGCGGCCCCAACGCGCCTTGTCCGTCTCGTCTCGCACTCGAAGTTTGCCCGTCTCTTTGATGTAGTCGGCCCCGATGATCGTCGCGACCGTTTGCGTTCGGAGGCCCGTCTCATATTCGAACTCGAGTGCTTCGCGGACTCGGAACTTGCGTTTGCCGTTCTTCCCAAGCGACCACGCCGGCAAGTGTGCGATGAATTGCGCGATCTCACGCTCGCTCACTTCGACAGGACCAGCCTTGTGCGTCGTAGTCTTGTCGGGCGTGCCGGTAACATTCGACGGGGGCGACTCGATGACCGGTATCTCGCGGATGAAACCCTTCTCGAAGAGCCACGCGCAGAAGCGTCGCAGTGCGCTGAGCTCCTTGAGGAGCGTCTTCCGTTTGACCTTCTTGAGTCGCGCTCGAATGTAGTCGTTCACGCTGCGGGTGACGAGCCGATTGAGCGATTCGAAAAACGGCTGCCAATGGGCCGAGATGTACCCGCCGTAAGTGTCCGCGGTTAGCTCGTCGAGTTCGGCTTCGAGGTCGACGACCCACAACGAGCCGATCTCGTCGAGCGGAGTGCCCGGCTTTGGCGGCCCGATGCGCGCCTTGAGAACTAAGTCCGGCGACCACCGACCGGAAACAACCTCGGCGTAGATGCGCGCCGCTTCCGCCGAAGCTTCCGTAGGATCTCGTCGGCTCGTGCTGATCTCTTCACGTCGCCCATTGTGTCGGAACCTGACGAAGTGGATGCCGGTTCGCTCGTGTAATCGGAGTCTCCAACCTTCTGCATGCCGACCCATTTCTGCAAATCCTCTCGGTCGAAAAGAACCTTACTCCCGATCATGACGCGGGGAACGAACGGCTGCACTTTGCGTTCGAAGGTCTTCACCGAGATCCTAAGCAGTTTTGCGGCTTCCGGCTTCGTGAGAAGCATCGTGAATTCGCTTTTCGCCATCGAAGCTTCCGCCCCCATCTCTTCGCCCCCTCACCCTCGCAGCGCCGGGCGCTCGGGCCAGAAGCTCAAAGAGGAGGTGCTCGCCCGCGCGCGCCTACGCGAAGCCCGGATCGCACTGCGGCACATGTCGAGGATGCGCACGTTGATGTGGCGTGAGATGACGTCGAGCCGTTCGGTTACCTGGGCAAGCGCAGGAGTGGGCGCGGATGGACCGCCGAAGAAGACGGAGCGGAGCACACGAGCACACTCGCGCTGGTAGCGAATGAGCTTGTCTCGAAGCTCGGGCCGAACTTTCTTGGTGTTGATCGTGAAGAGCCAGCCAGCGAGCGAGTCGACATCCAGGCAGAATTGCTCGCGTACCTTGCCATCCTCGGCAACCGCACAGATTATCTGTGTACATGCCCATGGCACTTCCTTGAGCTTCGCGGCTTGGCCATGCGCTTGGATGCCGAACACCTCGCACAAGCGCTTGAGCACGACCCATGCTCGTTCGCCCTGACGTATCGCCTCGAGCTCGTCGCCGTCGAAGGTCACCTTGACAATGCTCGTTACGTTCCCCTCTTCATTCATCAGATTCCTCCTCTCCCGCAATTGCGTCGATGGCGTTGGCAAGCTGCTCAAGCTCGGCGGCGTGTTCCATTAAGCCGTGCGCCATCGCCATGTGAGATTTTGCTTTTGCTCGCATCTCGGCAGTGGTCATGATGTGCGTGGGCACGATGGTGGACTCGCCGTCGCGCATGACCAGATAGGCGCGTTGAATACGACCTCTCTTCATCCGTGCCGCCTGGCGGAGTATTCGCCTCACGTCGTTAAGCGAGAGGCCGGCGGCAGCGGCAACCGATTCCCGCGTTTCTGACGCGGCCGCCGGCGGGAGAACGAGGTCTTTCATTCCGTTCCTCCCTCCGGAAGATGCAGGCGGGGAAGAGCGGCGCCCGCCTTGTTCGCCGCCGCTCCGGCGGGTGAAAACGTGAGGCACCATACCCACGGGTTACTCTCCCACGGCGCGCGCTTAGCGTTCAGCGACTCCCAAATCTCATAGAAGGCTCGGCGATGAGGCGTGTTGCCGAGCAAAAAGCCTTCAATCGGATCGACACCTTCGGCGTGCGCGTCCTCTTCGCTGATGTCGTGCAGCCGCTCGACGCGCACGTCGGTGAGCTCGAGCGTGATGCGGCTCGCCCAGCGCGGCATGTAGATTGACGGGCGCTTGCGCCAGATCTTCGGGTGCTCTCGCGGATCGAATTCCGCGTTCGATTGATAGTTCGCTTGACCATTCCCGAGATGGCACATCGTCCCGCCGACGAAGCCGGCTTGCTCGAGCTCGTTGGATTTGTAGTGCCACCACGTCTCGCGGACCCAAAGCCGATCGCCCGGCACGCCGTAGGGGCAAGCGATGGGCGGCGCATCGATCGCCTCGCCTTCGAATGCATTGACGACCTCAACATTCTTGGAATCACCGTCGGTCCAATAGACAGCAACGCCATCGGCGAGCTTCGAAGTCGGACGAACGATTCGCCGCGTCTGCGTCTTGCGCCCTTCGAGAAGGGCGCGCACCATCGGCGCCGAGAAAAGAATCGGCCGCTCTTTCATCGCGGATCCACTGCCGCGCAGTACCAACTCGAGTGCCCCTCTTGTTTGCACCGCACGCACCACTGCGAGCGGCGTAGTACGTGGGGGTTTGGCTTGGTCTCGTCGTCAAAAAAGCAATCGGGGCAGAGCTGAGAGCTCGGCGCCTTGGGTCCCGGATGATTGCACTCCCTTCGCTTCTGATTCGCGCTCACGGCTTTGCCCTTCCGCAAAATCTGCTGAAGCTCACGCATGCAACTGTAATTGAGCATGTCCGCAATCTCGTAGCCGCGCTCCATCTCGAGATCGCGCTTGTCGTCGGCGAGACGAAGGCGCCCGTAGACTTGCTGCCCGCCGAGAAGGCGCTTGGCGAGGAGCGCGAGGACGGCGATCTCCTCGTCGCCGAGGTCTGGCACGATGGCGGCAAGCTCCGCGCGCGGGTCGGAGGTCTTCATGACAGCGGTCCTCTCTTACTTATCTCTTCGAGTACTTTTCTCATGCGCCGCCAAGCCACCTCGGGGTCGATGCGCAGCATCGCGGCGATGTTGATCGCGGAGCCCATGAGGCTCATCATCAGCGGACCGAGCTTGCGCCGGTCGGTCCGCGCGAGGCGTAGATAATGGTCAATCTGCGCCTCGAGCTCTTCCAGTTCGGTGAGCGGGTCAGAAGGGCAGTTTGTCATCGTCCAACTCAGGAGACGCCGGCGTCGCCGCGGGCTTCGGCTTCGGCGCCACTTGCCTTTGCGGAGCTGGCGCCGGCGCACCGGCGCGACTCGCGAGTGCGGCGCCTTTCATCTTCCGGGCAAACGCCTTCGCCTCCGCTTCATTCATGCGCTCTTTCAACGCGATGCCGCCGGACTTGTTGATCCACTTCACTTTCAGGCGGACCTCGCCCATGTACTCGTCTTCCTCGACGACGATCTTGACCTCGTTGTCCGTGATGCCCGAGAGGTCCGAAAGGTCATCGGTCTTCCAGCCGAGAATGCGAAGCGACTCGAGCGTGCGCTCTTGCGACTTCTCGGTGAAGTAGCCGAACCACGTGATCGACTCGCCCGCGAAGCTCTCGTCCAAGACGTGAAGCTCGACCGCTACCTGCGGGTTATGGTCCTTCGTGTAGCCAAGGGCGCCGGCGACAGCCTTGGCTCGATACGTTCCTGCTTCGATGCTCATGTCGTTCCCTCCGTTGTTGTCGTTTGAATCATCCCTGTCAGCTTGTCTGCAATCCTCGCGAGCTCGGCCGCGTCGTCGCCCGCTTTCTCGACCGAGGCTTTGACCTTCGCGGCGAGGTCGGCGGCGAGTGTCGGCGCGTCGGCGAGCGCTTGGGCGATGCGCTTGCGAATGTGCGCGGGCTCGCCCGGGCGATGCGAGGCGACGTGCTCGGCGAAGATCTCCCAATCGAGCGGCATTGTCTCGGGCAAGTCGTAGCGATTCTTCGCGTCCCACGCGGCGCGCCTTTGCGTGTGCACCACACGCGCCCCCGAGTCGAGACCCTTGATTCGGTCTTGCTTCGTCTTGTGCGTAAAAGTTTCGTAGTTGCCAAAAAGAACGGCGTCGACCCACTCCTTCAGAAGTCCGCCGCTCTTGGCGTGGAGCTTTAACTCGTACCTGTCGAAGTCGTCGCCCTCGGGGTTTTTGAAAGGCTTGATCCACGCGTGCGCGAGCATGATGACGTGCATCGACTTCGCGACTCGTAGCTTCTCAAGCCTCGCGAGGAGCAGCCGCCACTCGTCGAGCGCGGCGGAAAAGCCTTTCCCGTACGAAAGATCCTCAAGACTCGCGACGCCCGCGCGGGCACTGACGGCTTGCCAGCAGAGCGGCTCGAGCCAATCGACCGTATCGAAGACCACGGTCTTGAACTCGTGCGCATCGTTCGTCAGGACGTGCAGGGCTTCGAATACGTCGGACCATGCGGTCGGCTCGGGGAACCGAGTCACGTCGACGTTGCTCGTGCCGTCTTCTGTGCCGATGTAGATCGGCGACGGCGCCTTCGACGCCCAAGTCGTCTTGCCAAGGCCCTCGGTGGCGAACAAGAGAACGCGGATAGGCTTGTGCAGAATGCCTCGGTTGACGTTCGTGAGAAGCATCTTTGACGGAGGCTTCGGCGGAGCTGGTTTCTGGGCCGGCTGGCTAACGTTGTTCATGGCGTGCACTCCTCTTTCGTGCGTTTGACTTGCAGAAGTTCTTGGTGGGGATCTTCCATCTTGCGAAAGCGCGCGGGGTCGCTGAGCGTCGTCAATCCCGTGCATACGTCGAAGAAACTGCAAGTCGTGCCCCACTTCGAGCACGCGTCGGGATTGCGGATGTGGTGGCCCGTGCTCTTCGCTTCGCGAATCAAGCGCGCGGTCTGCCAAACGTCGAAGGCGGCATCCTTCTCCTGCTCTTCGAGGCGCGGAATCTCGCCGCGCTGGTAGTAGCGGTCGGGGTTTTCCGCGATGTGATCGCGAAGGCGCACGCGATACTCCTCGATGTCCTCGTCTTGGTCGCGCTGCGCGGCGTAGAGCCGGCCGTCTTTCGTGTACTTTCTCGACTCGATGGGGGTGGCTAACCGCGGCTCGAGCCTCGGCTTGGCGACGACATCGTAGAGGCACCCCTCGACGTCGTAGCCGAGCGAGCGGGCGCCGACGAAGTACGTCGAGATCTGCGGGTCGAGTGTGAGCCTCCGCCAGTACTCCGAGCCCGCGCCGAGATTCTCGGCGGATGTCTTTCGCTCGGTGAGAAGCACGCGCCCGTCGGGAGCCTTCACGATGCCGTCGATCTTGCCGGCGAGCTCGAAGGTGCGTGACTGTGCCCCCGTCTCGGGATTGACGAGCGCGGTCAGGAACTCGACCTCCACTTCGAGCGGCGTATAGCCGGCGTCCCACCAGCGAAAGTGGTAGCCGCGCATGAGCTCCTCGGCGCGCACGCGATCGAGCGGGTCGGCCGCGGCGAACGTGATGGTGTCGAGCGCCTGGTCGAGCCACGCGTTGTCGTTGGGTCCCTCCCGCAACGCCTTCCACCACGCCTCGGTGCCGGCGTGCCACAAGGTCCCGAAGCGGAGGAACTCCGGCTCGCTCGCGGGGGCGATCGATTGGTTATAGCGAATGTCGTGAAGCCTCGGGCACGAGCGGAAGGCTCGCGCGCGGGAGTTGGTGAGGAGCTCTTTCTCTTTCATGGCGTCGACGAACTGGGCACGTCGCCGATCTCGGCGACTTGGGGCGGCACGCTCTCGCCCTTGAGCTCGAGCACGGTACGCAGGTAATCGAGAAGGCGAAGGGGCTCGCGCGTCTTGAAAAAGTGCGCGTGAATCGGCGGATCGCGCGGCACGTGGACCGACCAAAGCACATCGACGCGGCCCGGATGATCCTCGACGGCTTGCACACTAATGACAAAGGTCGACAGTCCCGCCGAGTGCACGAGCGCGCGGACGGCAATATGGATCTCGCGATAGTCCATTGACGACTCACCCCTTTCGCTTGCGCGGGCGCTTCAATTGCCGGCGGCAAGAGAGCGCGCGCTCTTTGTAAAAACTCGCATCGAGCGGCAGATGCGCACTCGAGAGCGCCGCCGCGATCTTGTCGTAGAGAAGAGCCGCGTCGGCGAAGCGTTCGGCCTTTACGAGCTCGACAATCGATGCGAACTCAGACGCGTGCGCCGAGAGGATGGCGCTCTTTTCTTGCTCCATCCTCTCCATCGTCTCGAGGATGACGTTGTCGAGCTTGCCCCTTTCGCCCTTGCCCCCCATGTGTTGGTAGCGGTTGTAACCGCTACCTGTGCGCGTTGGCTAGTCTTTTTTTTGCGCACATGAAAAAGCCCCTCTACCAGGTCAGGGCAGAGGGGCAGTTCGTCCGGAAGGGTTTTGGTTTACGCGGTGTCGAGCCAACCCGGCGGCTCGACAAGATCGCGCAATTCGGCGAGCGCCTCATCGTAGCGATTCAGCGTCGCCTTGGTGTAGGCGAGGCCGCGCGCTTCCAAGCTTTCGATCTTCGCCTTGGCGGCGGCATCTACTTCTCGAAGCTTGTGTTTGTAAACCGCCCTCAGCTCATCATCACCGACCGATGCATCGTCATCATCACGTGATCGCATGCCCCCCCCCTCGTTTCGACCCGTCGACCCGTACGGCGGGGAGTACGTTCTTTCCGTCAAACGGATGACACAATCAAGTCAAAAATATCGGGACGAGTCTTTAGTTTGTGTCCGGATTGGCATCGACAATCGAGACGGAAATGCTTCGGGGGCGCTGTCCCTGTGGAGAACCATTAGCTTAGCGTTTAAAGCGCTTTTCGAGCGCTGCGGTGATCGCGGGCGGCAGATCCAAGATGGCTTCGACTGCGCGCGCGACGTACGCGCCTCGTCGATCCTCGCGAGGCTCATCGCCTTGCGGCTTCTCCTCGGCCGCTGAGATCGCCCACGCGATTTGAGGGCGAGTCTTTGCGAACTTGCGCGCCTCCTCGCTCCACCAAGCGAAGTCGCGATTGAGCGGGATGGCTCCGGCCGGCCGGTAGCCCGCCGGTCTCCACCCGGGATTTTTCACATGCCACTCGGCTGCCCGGCGACGGAGCTCGCCGACATCGCCCTTTGCGACAAGGTTCGCGACGCGTGTTTCGAAGGCGCGTCCACCGCCACGCAAATGGCGGCGGAAGATCGCAAGCGCGGGGTGGCTGATCTTCCACTCCACGCTGATCTCTCGGTAACTTTTGCCTGCGTCATGCTCCCTTTGGAGGAGCCACGCCATGTAGAGGAGCGTTGCGTCGATCGTCTCGGTCATCGGGGTGAGTGGGACAATACCACACGCTGGTAACGATCGTTAACAAGCTTCGAAAAAGGGGCTTCGTGAAGAAAGCTCTTGCCTGTCGTCGGTATCGGTTGTAACCGCTAACAGCATGGGGAAGCGGGGCGAGATTGTAACGAAGCGCGAGACGCGCAAGGGGCCGGCGCTCCTCTTGGCTTTTCTCGTGCGGCACGACATCACGCTGCGCGAGGCGGCGGTCGCGCTCCACGTTCGGCACCCGGCGCTCTGGATGTGGATCCATCGCCGCTCGGCGCCGAAGCCGCATCTACGCAAGCGAATTGCCGATTGGACATCGAACGAGGTGCCCGAGTCGTCCTGGCTCTCGGCGTCGGAGATTGTTGAGATAGAGCCGTACGTTGCCGCGAAGCGCAACGGGACGGACGAATGAGGCGGCCCGCGGCGCTGTCTCTCGCCGACGACATCCTCGCCCTACTCGAAGAGCCACAGGGCGTTGTCATCAAGTGCGCATGTGGCTCTGCGCGCTACTGCCCGACGACGCGACGCGGGCTCGAGTGTTACCAGCAATTCCAAGCCGAGCACGCGCACTGCGCTCGCACGGCGTAAGGGGGGGGCGGGGCGCATGCTACTCGTCGTCGGGATCTCGTTTGTGCTGCTCGTCCTCCTGGTGGAGCGCGAGTGCGGCAAGCAGACGGAGGCGCGGAGAGCAGCGCGGCGGTACTTGCGCGACCGGGAGGGGCGGCGGTGATCTCCGACGTCGTTGTGCTCTACGTGGACGCGCGCGGGCCCTATCCGAAGCTCGTCGAGCACTGGTTCGACGAGACGCGCGACGCACGAACGTACGCGGGACCGTGGCCGGTCGTGGCGCATCCGCCGTGTGGACCATGGGGATGCTTGAAGCATCTTTGGAAGGGCGGCGGAGCGGAGCTCGCGCCCTTGGCTGTCGAGCAAGTGCGACGGTGGGGCGGCGTTCTCGAGCACCCCGCGCATTCCAAGCTCTGGCGGCACTCGGGGCTACCCGGTCCGGGTGAATTGCCGGACGCGTGGGGCGGAGTGACCATTGCGGTCAACCAAGTCGACTATGGGCATTGCGCGCGCAAGCCGACGTGGCTCTACATCGTCGGCTCACGCAACGTTGGTCCCATTCCGCCGAGGGGAACGCCCACGCATTGGGTAGGCGGGAGCCGCGGGCACGGCAGGAGTCGACAGGGGGCACACATCCCCGCGGGGATAAAAGCGTGTAGTGCAGAGCAGCGGCGCCGCACGCCCAAAGCTTTCGCCGAGTATCTCTTGTCGCTGGCCGGAGCTTGCAGCCGATGACGCCCTTCCGTCGCTGCGCCGCGTGCGGCAGGCTGCTGCCTCGGGCGAGCTTTCCTAGGTACGAGACGCGGCGACGGGGCTTACCTGCGCACTACAAACCCACGGTCGCCTTTGGGCCGCGATGTTTCGACTGCGGCGCGAGGCCACCGCGCACACGCGACAAGCTCGACGAGAAATTCGCGAGCCTCATCCCGCTCGACGGCGTGCCGTGTGACCTCGCGACCATTGCCGATATCGTCGGATGCTCGCGCCAGCTCATCATCAATATCGAGATGCAAGCGCTTCGCAAGCTCCGCTTTCGGCACCCCCACTTGGCCGCTTGGCTCGAAGGGGACGCGCGGTGAAGAAGCCCCCGCCCGTTCTCCGGTGCCCCAAGTGCCTAGCGTTTCTCGCCGACATTACTGTGCCCAATCCGCCAAAGCACGCGCCCCGACTCGAGCAGGGGTGCGTCGCGTGCGAGGGGCTGCTCGGGCCGCTCGATGTCGTGGCGCAGTTATTCATCCGGCCTGCGGATCTCGAGTACTGGGAAAAGCTCGGATGCTGGAAGGGCGGGACTAAGTGAGCGTCATCTCGCGTCGCGCGGCACGCCGAGAGTTGGAGGCGGCGCGGGCTCTGGCTGGCCAGCGGCAGCATCGATTGCGATTCGAAAGCATCGGCGACTTGGCACCGATCGACTTGCCCTGCGGCATCGTGATTCAAGTCGAGGTCAAGACGCGCAAGCATCTGCCGAAGCTCCTCACGGCCGCGCTCGAGCAGGCGCGGCGCTACGAGCCTTCGGCGGTGCCGGTGGCCGTCATTTCCGAGACGGGTGGGCGCGCGCTTGCGGTCCTTTCTTTGACGGCGTTTGCGGCGATCTGCGGGCTCGAGCCGGCGAAGATCGCGGGGGGTGGGTGATGGTGGGGCCGGCGCCGGAGCGAAACCCGTCGATGTCCATGATGGCGCTCTCGTACGCCAAGCTCCACTCGTGGATGGTTTTGCCCATTCACCGACCCATCTTCGGCGTCAACGGCTTCGTGCGCTGCTCGTGCGTGGGGTTTCGCAAGTGCACGAACATTGCGAAGCACCCATGGAGCGAGCACGGCGTCAAGGACGCGAGCCGAAACGAAGAGTGGATCACCGAACGGTGGAAAGACGAGCTTGCCAACATCGGCGTTGCCTGTGGCCAGGCGAGCGGATTTTGGGCGCTCGACGTCGACCCGTTGAAGGGCGGCGCAGAGTCGCTCGCCGAGCTTGAGGCGAAGCACGGCAAGCTACCCGATACGGTTGAAGCCATCACGGGCAGCGGCGGCCGTCACATTCTCTTTGCCATGCCGCCGGCGGGTGTGAAGATTCGAAACCGCGTCGGGTTCGCGCCGGGGCTCGATACGCGAAGCGACGGCGGGTACATCATCGTAGCGCCGTCGCTGCACGAGAGCGGGCGACGGTACGAGTGGGAAGCGTCGAGTCAGCCCGACGAAACGTCGATCGCATCCGCGCCCGATTGGCTCATCGAGCTCGTGCTTGGTGCGCCAGGGCGCGAGCTTCGCGGCATCGAGGCGTTTTGCGAAGCGGATTTACCCGAACTCAATTACCGAATCGAGCGGGCCAGAAAATACATCGCCAAGGTGCCGGGCGCGATTGCGGGCAAAGGCGGGCACTTGCAGACGTGGCTCGTTGCGCTCGTTCTCGCGCGCGGCTTGGCGCTGCCCGAAACCGTCGCGCTCGAGGTGCTTGCGGCCGAATACAACCCGAGGTGTGAGCCGCGCTGGTCACTCGCGGACCTGGCCCACAAGGTCGCGTCGGCGACCAAGGATGGGCGCCGCCCGCTCGGCTACCTGCTCAATCACCCGATCGGTCATCCGCTACCGAACGGCGATCCCGACTTCTACGAGCCCGATGTCGAGCGGGTGGCGATCGTCAGCGAGCCGCCGGCCGACAAGCCGCGCATCGTCTGGATTACGGGTCCCGACCTCGCTGTAGCACTGCCCCCTACGCCCTGGTGCGTGAAGGATCTGCAGATAGGGCCGGGCCGCCCAACCATGCTGCAGGCGTATGGGGGTGGAGGAAAAACGCTTATCGCACAGAGTCTCGCGCTGGCGTACGCGTCGGGCGGGCGTGTGTGGGGGCGGTTCGCAACGGGGCGCGGTGGGCACGTCCGTCACTTCGACTATGAGCAAGGGCGCCATGCGACGATCCGCCGCTATCAGAGGCTCGCCAAGGGCCTCGAGATCGAACTGCCCCCACTCGGCTCGAAGATTGGCCTTTGCAACTTCCCGGATCTCTACCTGACCACGGTCGATGCGGAGAGTGTGCTCCTTCACGAACTTGAGCAGGTTGAGCTTGCGATCTTCGACGCGCTACGCGGGGCGACACCCGGCATCGACGAGAACGATTCGAAGATCCGCATGTACATCGATCTCTTGATTCGCGTCTCGTCGAAGACTGAGGCGGCTGTCGTCCTCATCCATCACGCCGGTAAGGCGAAAGATGGACACTCGGACGCGCGCACAAGAGGGCGCGGCTCGTCGGCGATTTTCGACGGGTGCGGCTGCGTCTTCGACATTACGGGCGAGAAGGACCCGCGGCTTGTCAAACAAGTGAAGACGCCCGCCGAAGCCGAGGGCGGCAAGATCGAGGAGTTCTATCTGGTCATTGAAGACATACCCGACGGCGATGATCCCTTGGGCGCGGTGCGCGTGCTCGCGAAGTCGAAAGAGGAGATCGTGCCGCGCCGCAGTGGTTCGAAATTCGACAAGCTGAAAGAGGACATGGTCACCGTCGTGCGCGACAACGCCGGCATCTCGACCCTGAACGCCCTCTGCGCGCGCGTCACCGGAGGCAACAAGACGGTGAAGATGGAGGCTTGGCATGAACTTGTCCGAGAGGGCCGAATTGTCCAGCCGGGAGGAGAAGGGAGCCCATTTCGTGTCGTCTGAAATCGCCCAAATAGGCGGTCCCAGAAATCCCGGGACCACCCCTTGTGTCAGGGACCACACGGTCCCGGTGGTCCCGACCGGTCCCGAGACGGTCCCAGGGTGGTCCCGGCGTCGCGGGGACCGGTCCCAGCTAATCCCCCCCCTTTAGGGGGGATAGCGGGACCACCCCCACCGCGGGGACCGGGGAGAAGAGGTTTAGAAGTGGAAAGTTACACCTAGCCAAACGACATCAGACGACACGTACGCAACCACAAGAGGGAACCATGTACGCAACGCAGAAAAAACCAATGACTGAGAATGACCGCGTGAGGCTCGGCGGGGAACTCGCCGGGGTGAGCCAAAGGCTCGCGGAAACCAAGTCGGAGAAGTCGGCCGTCGCGAAGGTCTACGCGGGACGCGTTGGGAACTTGGAAAACCAAATCACCGAGATCTCGCGCCAGCTCACCGACGGGTTTCTCGAGCTGCGCATCGAAGTCGAAGAAGTCCCCGACGACGCGCGGCAGATCGTTGTGATCGTGCGCACCGACACGGGCGAAGTGTTCGACTCGCGCCCGATGAATGAGGCGGAGAAAGCCGAGGCAGTGAAGCGCAGGCAAGTGGGCCTCTTCGAAACGCCGAACGACACAGAGCCCGCGCCCCCGCTGAGAGTCACCGCCGTTCGCCCGAAAGCCAAGCGCCCGCCCGCCGCGGCGAAGAAAGCGAAGCGCGCGTGATGGCGGCTCCGCCCCCGCTCCCGACCCGGCTCCTCGCCCGTTGCCGCGGGTGCGGGGCGAACATCTACTGGGCAGAGTCAACGCGGGGCAAGGCGATACCCTTGGATGCGGAGCCGGCGGAGGGCGGTAACCTCGTCCTGCAGCGGCGACTCGACGGGGTGCTCGTTGCGATGGTCGTCAAGGCGGACGAGATGCCGGGCGCGCCGCGCTTCGTCTCGCACTTCTCGACGTGCGTGGACGCGGCGAAGTTTCGCCGAGCTCGAAAGCCTTCGGGCGCGATGAGGCTCCGATGAAGCCGACTCTCACGCCCAAGCTCGAGGAGCAGATCCGCCAGCGCGTCGCGGCGCAAGCGGAGGCGGGGATGGAGAGCGTATGCGGCAAGCAACGCGCGGCGCTGCTCGCTGAGCTCGACGCGGTGCGAGCGGAGCTTGCAATAGCGATCGAGCAATACGATCACATGAAGGACTCTCGCGACGCGGCCAAGGCGGAGCGTGACGAAGAGGCGAGGGAATCGGCGCGCTACCTCCACGACATCACGAAACTGAAGGCCCGATACGTCACGCTGCTCGCGGCGGCGGAACAAATTCAACACGTCTTCGGGCGCGACGGGTCGATGGACTTGGAAGACGGAGCGCTCAGCGGACTTTATGACGCCATCCAAGCCACAGAGCGCAAGGAGAAGCCGTGAAGCTCCTCGGGTGGCTCGTCGCGAGGCTCGATTGCTGGATGCACGGGCACGCGCCCCATCTCCTCGCGAGCGGAAAGAATCATTGGGAACTGCGCTGCCGCGTCTGCGGTGCAAAGACTCCCGCGATCTCGGCGAGGGCGGGGTGGAAGCCGTGAAGCGTGTACTCGGTATCGACCCCGGCACGAGCTCGCACGGGTGGGCGCTCCTCGACCTGTCGACGCCGGCGCGGCCGCTCTACCTCGAAGGGGGGCGGACAGCGGACGTGCGGCCGCTCCTCGCGAGAGAGGGGCTCGGCATGGTCGCTGTCGAGCGGGCGGTGGCGCTGTGGAAGCCGGAGGCCAACGTGCACGCGATGTCGACCGCTTGGGAAGGCGGGTGGATCGCGGGGTTCGCGGCAGCGCGAGGGCACCGCGTCGTGTGGATGGGCGCCACCGAGTGGCGAACTGCACTCGTCGGGCACTCGGAGAAGGGTGAGAATGTCGACGGCAAGGTGAAGACTGCCCTCCTCATGTTCGTGCGCGAGTTTCCCGCTCGCTCGAGCGTGCACCTTCGCGACGCCGCCGGCGTTGCGTGCGTTGCCGCTCGCGATTGGCGACAGCGCCTCGCCGTTCGGTGAGCGATGACTGTCCAATTCTCGCTCACTCCAACGGGCTATCGCGACATCGGGCTTGCCCATTGGCTCTTAGCCGAGAGCGGTGCGTGGGACAGGCTAGGGGCTAAGCTCGCCGACGGGCACTACTCCAGGCGCACGGTAGGAGCGCGGCAATTCATGCCGCCGGGGCAGCGCTTCGTCCTTGTGTCGCGTGACCTTCGAAACGTATGGGGCTGGTATCGGCCCGACCCAAAGAGCGGCGTCGTGGCGCTGAATGGGCTCGACGGCTGGACGTGCGGAATCTTTCGACGAACGGGCGGGGTGCTCGCAAGCGAACTCGTCCTCGATGCCGAGCTGGCCATCGGGCGACTCGGTTACGATTGTGGTCCTGATGGGCTACTCACCTATATCCACGACGCAAAGGTGAAGAGTGTGAACGCGGGCTATTGCTACAAGGTTGCCGTCTGGCACATTGCTGGACGATGCGCCGAATGCAAGGCAATGGCGCCGAGGAGCGCGGACAATCGGAAGACGCTCCTGCACAAGTCTTTCATGCTCGCCGGACGCTGAGGGAGGGGGTTGGGGTCCCCCCGTTGGGTCCCCCCCGAATGCAAATATCGGGTAGGTGCCTTTTCTGGACGAGGGGGGGAAGCGGCGCGGCCGTTAAGCGAGAGCGGCTGGCGAAGCTTGCTGGAGCGCGACGGTGCCCACGGAGGCCGATGAATCCCGTGGGCCAAGCGGCGTCGCCCCGCACTCCCTCACGCGGATCAATGTCGGGGAGCGGCTCTCATCCCGCTTTCCCCCGGCTCCTCGCTCGGCTTTGGAAGTTCTCATCGCCGCCTATCGTCGCACTAGCGCGATTGTGAGGCAAACAGCGGGGATTGTACCGGGCGTTCGCGAGGGAATCGTGGGCAGAGTCAGCGGCGATTGCGGTGAGACTTCTGTGGGGAGGCTCCAGCGTTCGGCGGGGTGAGGCGTTTCGATCGATCGCCTGGGCGGGCGGCCTCAAATTTGGCGCCCGATTATTCCGGGGGCAAAAGCTGAAAAACGCCTAGCTATTTTGTTTTTAGAGCGAAAACCTCGGGAAAACGGCGATCTCGTAACCCCGCGGACCCTGGTCGCGAGGCACTGAACAGAGGGCCTAAGTGCCCGGATTCGCGCGCGTTTTTGACCTTTGCCTCCCCCCTCGCCGCGCTCGGGCCCGGGAAGAGCACGGCCCATCGGGGGCTAACCCCTCGGATGCTGGTGAGCTCATGCGATTTCGGGCGGAGCTGGGCGAGTCCGGCACGCTGTTAGCAATGAGTGTCTGTATGAACCGCAACTCAAAGCAGATTGAAAACAGCGCCGCTCGTATCGCGCGATTGATTGCAGACACTCTCGCTGCTGCGCCGGGCGCGATCGTCTCGATCCGTAGCCTCGCCAACGGGTCGCGATAATGCGCGCCGCGCTGCTTATGCTCGCGATTGTCGCCGCAATGAGTGCCGGCGCGGCAAGTCTCACGGGTTACACAACGTCTACCGCGTTCGCTCCGACGAGCGCATTGCATGGAGCAGTCAAATGAGTTCGAAGCACGCCGATCCGTCGTTTCTCTTTACTCTTCGTTTCCGTTTGAGTGGCGGCATGGCCACGATTACCGCGTGGGAAGATGCCACGATTCACTACGGCGCAACTCATACGCGCATTGACACTAGGCTCATGTTCAACGGCAAAGAGATCTTTGCTCGCGGACAGACATGGTGCGGGATTCCAGGACACTCGTCGCTTGACGGCGTGAGCGCACGCGAATGCGTGACCAGTCTCTTCTGTCTGCGACCTGGTGATACCGATTCAGATTACTTCGAGCACTATACGGCCGAGCAATTGGAGTGGGTTGCCGCGCATGCGGAGGAATTGGACTTAGCTCGCGAGTGCCGTTACTGCGACGAGAACGGCAATCCGAAGCGATAAACAACAATCGCTGTAGCATTAGCAACATCGGCTCTAATCGCTAATCGCAATTGGGTCGCTATACGCAAGGCTAAGCCGTTCTGGGCGAACGGCATGAGCCGTGCACTATCTACTAATCGTAGGGCAGGGGGAAAAAGGGAAAGAACGAATCATGAAAACTCTAATCGCTGCAATCGTGCTCGCTGGAATCGCCACTCTCGCAATCAACGCATCGGCTGACCCGATCGTGCACGTGCACGGCAATGTCCGGGTGATTGTGCTGGACCCTGTTGTTGTAATGGTGCGCGCGCCCGCCCCTAAGTGCACGGTGCGCGCTCTTGAGCAAGGGAGCGGCATGGTGCGCGTTTGCGAAGGCGGTGCACTGTGAGCCTCTCCTACGGTGGACGTCGACACATTGCGGATTTCTGGCGCCAATTCACGCGCGAGCCACTTTGGCATACGGGTTTCGCTGACGCGGTAACCGGGAGTGGAGCAACTCGATTAGACGATAGCGATGGCGCCGCGACAGATGTTGCTCGGGCACTCGCCTATATGACGGGTTACGCGCACGGTTGCCGTCTCGCTTGTGAGTACATGTCCCCAGCATGGCAGATTGCCCATCTTGTTGGAATTGCCGCGGGAATGTTTCTTACGCTGTCTGAAGATGATGCGCCGTACAAGAACATTCCCGAACTCTGTCAGTGCTACACGGCGGAATTGACCGACTTGGTTGCGCGAAAAGACGGTGCCGCATGAGACGTTTCCGTGTGAATTTCGGCAACGGACAGGTATCGGAAACCATGACGCTCGCCGATGCGCAATGGCTGTTGGCGCGGCAGACGGATTACGCTGGTTTTATGTACATTCAAGTTTGCGTTGGCGACGGGGAATGGCGCCGCGCCAAACTTTTGGGCTAAGCAACAACGATGTTGCTTGCCCAACGGTAAGCGCAATCGCAATTGGAGTTAGCACGCCGTCTGCAGTGTCAAGGGACGGCATGCGGAGTGCACTATACAAAGTCAGAGGGTGGGGGAGAAAAGAGAAGAGATCATGGAAACGGAATTCATCGTTCGAACCGCTGCGGCCCATATGCCCAATTCGTGTTGGGGCGTTTACCGCCGCGTTGCGGTGCTTGAAGTCATCAAGGGAACTGTGCCTGCGATGATTAGTTCTCGCGCGCGCGGCGTGGTTCGCGTGGTCGCGACGTGGGAAAGACGCAACGTTGGATCGACGGACCGATGCGCGTATGAGCGTGCCGTTAGTGCAGCGCGCGCGATGGCAGCTGAGCTCACGGCGGAGCGACTGCGTGCGCTCTACACGAGCGGATCGGCTGGGCATTCGCTCTAGGGATGCGCGCTTGCGGTTTGCGTCCGAGCGGATCGGGCGCAACGCGGAGGCTCGCATCATGAAAAAGTCTGAACTCGATTATGCTGTTGAACAGCTGATAGACGCTTCTAGCGTTGCTGAAGTGCTGGAAGCACTAGAGCAAGTTTGCTGGGCGAAATCTGAGCACCTTGCAACGAATTGGCAAGATATGCAGACGGCCAAAGCATGGCGCGGCGCGGCGCTAAAGCTTGCTGCCGCTGCAGCAAAGATCTCGGTCTAAGGAAGCAAACGAACATGACAACGATTCTAACCGGCCACGTTTCGCCCGAAACCGCGTATGTCGTCGCGGATTATCCTTACGGTTTTCGCTTGCGATGCAAGATTCGCTATTGGCTCGAGCGAACCAAGCACGGTGTACGGCTCGTTTCGCAGACCACTAACCCAAAGGTCGCATACGAGAAATGGAACAAGCCGAAAGCGAGCACCTATCACGACGTGGCCGTCATGTACTTGGACGACGAGAGCCACGTTCACATTGCGTGCCTCGGAATGTACGACAGTGAAGAGGATATCGCGGCGTTTGTCGCGACGTACGGGCACGCCTTGACGGCGGAAGATCTGGCGGAAGTGAAGCGTCTACGTGTCTTTTCCCGAGCTGGGAAGCTGGTTACGTGGGAGGTCACAACCGAACGCCAGACACGCACGGCGGACGAACAGAAGGCACATGACGAAGAGCAGAAAGCTATTTTGCGCCGCGCGGTAGGTGTCGCCGCGGGACAGATCAAAAAAGAAGAGGACGGTGACAAGTGAAGGCGCGCTCGCATTGGGAAACTACGGCGGACGGCGCGCGGCATGAGCTCGGGATAGTCGAGGTCAACGGCCATGAGTTTGCCGCATGCGGGAGCACGATCGATGCATCGGCTGGCGTGCTCGTTGGCTACGTGCACGTTGGAGCGGACGGCGTAGCGACGCTTACGACGTGGGACGGACAGCACATTTGTCCGCTCTACAAATCGGGCGAATCGCGCGGATGGTGCCGCTCTCGAATCACCTGTTGGCGCGCGACGTTTGCCGGCAAGCGCTGGCATGGGCGTAACGCCGGAGCGAGCATGCTCCTTCGCATGCGCACGGGAAGGTAGAGCACATTGGCAAAAAAAACCACGCCAGCTCCCAAAAAACCGGTAACCATCGGCGTCACCGCTGCGTTTACCGCGCTCAATTCGGCGCTTGACGCGGCGCTACGACGAGACGATCACGCGCATGCGTGGCGCATCCTAGGCGCGATGCTCAGTTTGATCCGCAATTTTCAGGAGACACAAGATGAGCCCAGAGCAACAACGCGCGTTGCGGGCGCAACATCGGCGGAGGACAGGGCGATGCGTTGACTCCGCCGATCGACTATCAAGGCGATGGCATGATGCTCGCAATATGGTGGAGCATGCCCCGCACGATCCGCCTCCGGTACCTCGTAAAAGACGCGGACGTGTACAGCGCCACGACGGGGCAGATTCACCCGGGCGAATGGCACCGAGTTTGGTCGCGCACGTGGAAAGAATTTCGCGGCGCAAAAAAAGTAATGAGTGGTAAAACGACGATCGTTGCGCTTGCGGCGATGCGCGGATGGGAGTGAGATCAAATGGAAAAGTACCCGGCGTGATGGCATCGGCGGATTTCAGCTCCGAAGTTTGCGCATCGACGGCTCTATCGAAACCAACGACAATGGGCAATACCTCTGGCGAGCCCATATTGCGCGGCAAGGTTAAAACTCATGCATCCTACCTTTGAATCTTGCCACCATTGCGGCTGTACCCTCATGGCCCCATGCGAATCGTTCGAAACGGAAGAGGGCCTTTCGGAGCCGGTCCTCCGTCATTGCACACGAGAGCCCTCCGAAGAGCTATGCTCGCGATGTGCGCTCTTCCCGGTCGGCTTTGTGAATCCCGAAAAGGCGGCGCTATAGCATCGCACGGGTTAGGGTCCGCGATCGCTGCGTGGTCGGCAGGGCGATGGCAAGGTGCGTCGCGTCAACGTCGGCTAACTCGCCGCGCACAAAACGTCTTTTTGGACGGCCACCCTAACCCGGTGGCCGTTGCCGTTTTTGTGCGCCCGCTTGCGAGTGAGCTCGGCCAGCGCTAGCCCGCTCTGGTGTCCGACCTAGCGCCGCACCCATGCGCGGGCTTGCGCTGCAACGTGCTCCTACCATCGGGGCAGCGATGGTGTGACCGCTGTAGGAGTAAGGTACGCCGCGCACAAGATGATCGGCGCGGTACCGCTCGCGAGCGTGGGTACTCCACAGCGTGGGATCGCTACTCGGTTGCGTATCGCCAGGTGCACCCGCTATGTGCGACGTGCGCGCGAGCTGGGCTGGTGACGTCCAGCCGAGTCGTAGACCACGTGCGCCCGCATCGCGGGGACGCTGGGCTGTTCAGCGACCCACGCAATCACCAGCCGCTATGCGTGCGGTGCCACAACACCAAGTCTGCGGGCGAGGCGCATGACCCCTCGCCGCGCGGGCGGAGCTCACCGATCGAGAGCGAAACAACACGACGCGTAGCGCGCGCAACACCCGACCCGAGGCAACGTTGCGGCGCAACACTGAACGGGTGGGGGGTGGTCGGTTTTCTGCCCACATCGGCCTCGGGACA